ATTTGATGTAAAAATTTCTGGTTTTACTGGAGATCAAAGAATAATAACCGTCGGCAACACAGGAACGCCATTTGTAGTTGCGCCAACTGGAACATCTGGTTTATTTATATGGAATCAAGCAACAACAACATGGATACCTTTTTCTGGAAGCACAGGTCCACAAGGAATAACAGGACAAACGGGCTCTACAGGCGCAGCTGGCCCTCAAGGAAATACGGGCGCAACTGGCTCGACTGGCGCAACTGGCTCAACTGGCAGTACAGGCGCAACTGGATCGACGGGATCGATTGGCGCAGCTGGCGCAACTGGTGCAACGGGCTCTACTGGTGCAACGGGCTCTACCGGCTCGACAGGTTCTACTGGTTCTACGGGCTCTACTGGCGCAACCGGCTCTACGGGCTCAACTGGCGCAACTGGCTCTACAGGCGCAACGGGTAGTACTGGCGCAACGGGTAGTACTGGCCCTCGAGGTGCAACAGGGCCACAGCCTATATTAATGCCAATTTCCGTGATAGACGCATATGATAATACAGGAGGACAAGGCATAACAGGTACTCAAACTTTAAATTTAGACGCAGTAAGAATAAATACAGGAGAGTTTATTTTAAATACTGGTCCAACAGGAACTACAGGTGGAACTACTGGTTCTACAGGCATTGCAGATTCTATTACTGTATTAAATTCCGGATTATATAGAGTTGCATATAAAGTATCTGTCAGTTCTCAAACATCCACAGCTGCAAATGCTCCAAGATTAACAACATTTTTAGAAAGAGATGTTGGAGGAACAGGAGCTTCGTTTGTTGAAGTTGATGGTGTAAGAGGGATGATAAGTTCAGGAATTACTGGATCTGGAAATACAACTAGCGCAGAAGCTATATTAAACGTTACAGCAGGTTCATTATTTCGTGTAAGAGTAAATAATACAAGCGTAACAACTTTGCCATTAACTTTTACTGATGGTTCAAGTTTAATTATACAGTCTATGAATGGTGCACAAGGAGCAACTGGTCCAATGGGCGCAATTGGTTCGACTGGCGCAACTGGTCCTCAAGGTATTCCTGGCTCAGCTACTATGTTTGGAGGAACGGGCGCAACGGGTGCAACAGGCTCTACAGGCTCAACAGGCTCTACGGGCGCAACGGGTTCTACGGGCGCAGCTGGACCATTTCCTATTATATCTGTTAGCGGTGCGACTGGTATAACTGGTACGCCTACATCCGGACCAATTACAGTTAGTAACGGATCCGAACTAAGATTTATTGGATCAAATGGAGTTAATATATTAACATCAGGTGGACCATCTGGGCCAGTTGTCCAAATTGGTCAATCGACTGCCTTACAGTCGATAAATTTTGACGCTGGTCAAAGATTAAGAGTTTCAGAACCATTTACTTTGCTTCAAATTGATTTATCATATGATTTGGATCCAATAAATTTAGAAATTGGGTTTACTGGAGCTGGTAATACTGGAACGTATAATTTTAATCAAGGGTTAGCAGATTTATCAGTAGTTGCAGGAACGACAGGAGAAGTATTTGCACAGTCTTATATGTATGCTCCTTATCAAAATGGGAAGAGTCATGAAGTTTTTCTTACTTTTATTTTTGGAGCCGCAGCTGCAGGTGTGACTAAAAGAGTTGGATACTTTGATTCAGGCAACGGTATTTATTTAGAACAAGATGGCACTAGTGGCTTAAATATTGTTCAACGTAGTAACGTATCTGGAACTGTAGTTAATACGTCGATAAGTCAAGCAAATTGGAATACTGATAAAATGGATGGAACAGGCGCGTCTAATATTGTCTTTAATCCTTTGGCAGCTCAAGTATTATTTATAGATTTACAGTATTTAGGTCATGGTTCAGTAAGAGTCGGCCTTTTCATTAATGGGTGTATTTTCGTTATGCATCAATTTATGAATGCTAATAATTTAACAGTTCCATATATGAGAACTGCAACTCTTCCTATACAAGCGACAATAAATGGATCAGTGGGTTCTACAGGGTCTACATTAAAATTCAAGTCGGCATGTGTTCAAACTGAAGGAGAAAAATTAGGGCCACCAACTGCTTTTATGACTGCTACTGGGTTTTCAACCACTGTTGGCCGAGCTGCATTATCTATTCGTCCAAAATTAACATTTAAGAATAGAACAAATCGAAGCGTAATGGTAATAGATTATATAGAGATAAGTAACTCGAGTCCTACAACAAATGCTGATATTTATGTATCAATAGGGCAAAATCCAATAGGAGCTACTTGGCAAGATGTAAATACAAATTTTAGTGCATTTGAATTTAGTCAATCTAATTTCGTCTGTGATGACGCAACGGGAATAACGATTGCAATAATAGCATTACCTGAAAACGCATATACACGTATAAACCCAGATTATTTTTATCCTATATCATTATCAAGAGGAGGAGAGTCCAGAAATTTGGGGATGATAACAATATATTCCGAAGGTGGCTCATTCCAAACAACTATAAAATGGAAAGAATATCGCTAATTTTCATTATTAATATAATGAAGACTATTCATCTTTTTCTTGTTCTTGTTCAACTTTGAGTAATTTATGACAGCTTTTAATTTCAATGACATGAATAACTGTTGGCTTACCAGCTAATAAACGCCCATCTCTAACTTTTGATAGAATCATTTTCCAGCTATTTGGTTGTTCAGTAACAACACGATGATCTGGATGTGATTTTTTAAACTTGGTTTCTAGATTTTTTGTTAAATCTATTAAAAACTCTTTTGCTAAAATTTCTGAATTACAGAAATATAAAAATTCGCCATCTATAAAAAAACCAAAAGTTGTGTCTGCAGGGGAATAATATGTCGTATTTGTAATTTTAACCGGTTCCATTTATTATATTCATATTTAATAATATAAATTTTTTATTCATTAACAAATACGAAACCGTTTTTAACCATCCACAAAGCCACATGATTGTAATCTAAATTACGAGAAATATGATCATACAACCTCGCCTTGGTTAAGATATCTTGAACTGCAAGACTTTCATCCTCTCGCATAAAACTAGCATATCCACCAGGATAATGAATACTCTCTGGAACAGTCTTTAGACATTCTTCAATGTTAAACATCATTTTGTTTTTTGTTTCTTCAGAGATAATATTTGAGGGAAAACCATAAATTTCCAAGAGCGTTTGCATTTCAACAGATAAATGAGGATCAGTAGTTGACCATTCGACCGACTTTTCTCCAACATTTATTAAAGGATTTGGATTAGCATTGTATAATAGTAAAAGGCGAACTCGAGTCAAGTCGTCTTTTAGAGCGGCATACACCAATGCAGTTTTTCCATCATAACAAACATCGACATGGACACCTTGCTCAAGAAGACTTTCCAACTCTTGCTTATTTGTAAATGTCAATAGTGGAGATGGTTTCTCAGTCGGATTTGTAGATACATTATTACCCATTTCTAATAAATAAATATTAATATATGTTTTCAATTTTCATATAAAATTTATAAAACTCTTGCAATGCCTTTAGTTTCCAACTAAACGTACATTTCTTTAATTCTTCGATTGCTTTGGCTTGTTTTTCTTCAATTGTAAGTTTTGACATTAGAATATCCCCTAACCGGATTGTATTGAAAATCTTATCTGGAAACTGAACCCATTTATGTTGGCATTTTTTATAAATGTCATATTTAAACCGTTCATAACCTTCTAGTAAACATGTATTAAACGTTGAAATTTCTTGTTTTGTAAAGTTATTTTGTACAAATGTATCTATATTTTCATTTTTAAAATGAGCGATAAGTAACGCAATATATTTATCTGCTGAGCGCGATTTTATTTTCATCGTTGTCATATCATTTTTTGATATAATTCTAATGCTATAAAGTGAATCACTATATATAGTTACAAGTAAAGGCATATTTATAGAGATCCCTTTATCAAACAAAATAGGTGCAGATTTTTCTTCAGTTGTTAGTGGTCTTTGTTGATTTTCATTAAATTGTTCAACAATAAATTTAGGAGTATTACAAAAATTGGGAACAATCCATTTAGACGGCACAATAAAAGCGTTTAAATCACGATTATACAAATACGACAATGTAATAGTTTTAAAGGTATCTAACAAGAAAATATATGCCTTATTTTTATCAAGTGCTTGAAATTCTTGTTCTTTGGCAATTGACAGAAAAATATTTCCAAATGTATTACCTTCTTCCCAATAACATACATAACCATCAATTTTATCAGTTGTAGATAAAAAATAGGCATATTCATAATCTACAAACCATGCAAGATCGATATCATATTCAGACAATAATTTCTTTTTAACAGAATAAAACGAAAGTAAAATTCCTTGGGATGCAATAGATATAGTATACGGATTTGTAATCATTGGAGAAACATTAAATTTTGAACTATCATCTACAACAACGTCAATAACAAGGCCTGGTCTATTACAAACAACTTGATCATCTAACAAAATCTGACCCGTCTTGATTATACTTAGCATTTTTATTTTCTTTTTATTTTAAAAAGAAAATTCAATTATTTTCAGACTTGGATTCATCAAAATATTGTTTGCATAGATCTAAATAATATTAGTTTGAAAGACAATAAAATTGAATTTTAATGAAGATATGGATGAAGTATTGTAATTGAACTAGATTAAAGGAATAGTTTTAAGAAATGCAGGATACAAAAACTAAATCTCATGGAAAATGTTTCTTGTGTTTAACTAGTAAGGAAATTAAATGTTATAAAAAAATTAAATTATGGGAACAAATATTATATCAACAAACAATAATTAAAAAAGGAACATGGATATATGCAATAGGAATAATTAAACCAAATACTTCTATTAAATATAGCTGTATATGTGGCCAATGTACCGATGAACGGCCTAATATATGTGACGATCGATGCTATACAAATGAATTTGTAATTGACACATTCAAAACACTTTCTGGACAAGAAATAGACATTAATTCAGTAAATTCTCAAAATTTTAAATATAAGAAAGCAATTAACTATTGCGATGATACAGATTTTATTCCGCCAGAGTGTATTAGTGGGAATATCATAAATCGTGAATGGATCAATGTTCCTAATCATTGTAGTGGGTTAGTTGGGTTTATTGGAGAACCATCATTTGAATAGTTTCATATTTAGAAATACGAATTTATATTGTCAGTTGTAATATATCTATTTCACGCATTGCTTTTTGATGTAATTTGTAATCTTTTTTATTTTCTAAATAAATTATAACCTGATCATATTCATTAACCGTTTTAATTGCGTCTAATATTCTTTCTTGCCAGTTATTTTTATCGTACCAAACATCATCTTGAGTTATTCGTATCATAGATAACCCATTTTTAATGGCTAATTTCATTTTAATTATATCTCTTTCTAAAACTTCTTCAGGAGTCTTCCATTGTGCAACTTGAATAAAATGTTGATCTCCATCCAATTCTATTAGTATTTTTAATTTTTGAATATAAAAGTCAAATGGAAGTCGTCTTTTTATTTTACACCAGTCAAATTTGATTTGGGTCTGGCAATTAGCTGAAATATTTTCAACGAGAAATTGATATAATTTTGTCTCCGTTTTATTTTTACATATACCACACCAATGACCTTTAGTTACGTTTTTTATTACAGTATTAAATTCATGATTATTTTCACAAATAAACTTATGGTATGTTTCTGAACCATTTATTATCATTCTAGGATTAATAGTTTTATCAGCCAAAAAACGCGACTTTTCATAGTTAGCAAATGAAGTATTCCAACACCATATACATTTATCATTTTTACATAATTTTTGTTGTGGAATACAGCAATATGGACACCAAGTTCCATTTGATATACTACAAATTAACCCGGAAAATGAATGATCGCATGTTTTACATTGAAATTCATATTTGTCATTTGCAAATTTAAAAATCATTCTAGGATTAATAGTTTTATCTAATAAATATTTCGATTTTTTATGACTTGCAAACGAACTATTCCAACACCATTCGCATATATTTTCGCATAATAGTTGTTGTGGTGTACAACAATATGGACACCATCTTGGTTGTTTAACAGATGATACATGAGCTATGGATGATTCAAATATATGCTGACAATTTGGACATTGAAAATTATATTTATCTCCTGAATGTTTAAAAATCATTCTAGACTTAATAGTTTTATCTAATAAATATTTCGATTTTTTATGACTTGCAAATGAACTATTCCAACACCATTCACAACTATTTTCACATAATTTCTGTTGTGGTTTACAACAATATGGACACCATCTTGGTTGTTTAACAGATGATACATGAGCTATGGATGATTCAAATATATGCTGACAATTTGGACATTGAAAATTATATTTATCTTTGGTATGTTTAAAAATACTTCGTGGAATAACATCAACTAAAAACTTTGATTTTTCATGACTTGCAAACGATTTATTAAAACATGTATTGCAATCTTTCTCTTGACATAATTGTTGATTAGTACAATATACACACCATTGATTATTGTATGTTATATTTGATATTTTCATATTAATTTTATGGTTACAATTTGGACAAATAAAATTACATTGTTGATGACTTCCTTTTGTTATAAAACGCGGATTGACATCAATTATATATTTTGATTTTTCATGACAAGCAAATGATTTATCTAAACACGTTTGACACTCATCATCAATACAAAGTTTACCACGTTTATTACATCGAAATTTTTCTAATATACAATTTATTATTTCTTCAGTTGTCATATTACTTTTTATCTGTTTTGATTTGCAAAGTTGTATGGCAAAAAACATATATAATTCACATTTGGTTTTATTTATTGTTTGCTGTACAAATGTCATTTCTATCCAAAATTTTATAATAATTATTTTCAATTTTCTTTTTGTTTAAAAGAAATCATTTAGAGAAGAATAAATTATATAACTTTATTGTTTGGTCAAATGGAACATCGATTATTCTTTGTATTCTACGGTTTAATCTCTCCAATCTTTCTGTCCATTTTATAATTTTATATTAAAATATATAAAATTCAATTTCCTTTTTATTTTGTAGAATGTGAAAAAATTAAATCTGTCTCATCTTCATCTCCCATCAAGAATGTTGGTCCATCAAAATACATTTGAAAATCTGCCTCATCCATTTTATCTCCAGAAAGTTCAATTTCTTCTGCGTAAAACTTTTCATCCTCTCCTCCAAATTCCTGAGCATCTTCCTCGTCTTTTTTATCACCATCTTGCAAAATATCTCGTTTTCTAACTCCATGAATAACAGGAAGTTGTGCACCCAAATGTTGTACATATTTAAAATATTTAGGAACCTTGTTAGTTTCTCCTATTTTTGTCTTTTTAGAATGGTAATATGTAATCATTGTTTTACAGAAATCATGATACGATGGCGGAACTAGTTTTTTGCCCTTGGTATTCATCCCAAAGTATTCAAGGTATTCTTGAAAAAAGTCGTCGGTTACTTTTAATGTATCTTTAGTATTTAACGTTTCAATTACTGAAATACCTAGAAACTGATCAAAAATATCATTCGAATTGCGATAGTTTTGAGTCGCAACTTTAACTTTTTCTGGAAGAGGATATAGACTTTCAAGTTGATACATTTTAAAATATTGTAAAAAGACCCAATAAAAAGCATCTTTTAATTTACTCAATTTTTCGCCGATAGACTTGTCTGGTTTGAAATGTTTACGCACCCACTGTTCACGAGGATCTGAAGGAGCGTCATCATTAAACACAGATTCAAATGGAATGACTCGTAAACGATTCCAAGTGGGTTTGTCATTCGCAGGCAAAGGAGGTAATTTATTCATCATCATAATTAACGTAAGAAGAATTTGCATGTCACCACCTTTTGAATAAAGTGTTCGTACCTGAATGTCATCTGAACCAGAAAACATCTTTAACGCACCAATATCCAAAGTTTCATCTTTAGACAATTCCTTTACAGACCCCAAACGTTTATTTCTTGCATTTGCAATATCAGGCGATGGACCACCTGCACTTTTATTATTTGTTACAACAAAACGATCTCTTGAAAGTGTAATCGCATAATCTCCCCAAACACGTTCTATAATCTTGAGACAGGCAGATTTGCCATTATCACCCTCAGAGTTGGTCATCACGAGAATCATTTTCTCCCGATTGCCGGCCATAAGACAAACGGCCATAGATTTGAGAAAGAATTTTCTTACAACTGGATCAACATGAATTTTAGCCCAGAAACGCATCACAGATTTAATATCAGGATGATCCCATGTATAGTCTCGATAATATGCGCCCATTTTCATAGAAACGTAATCTTCTGGTGTTCCTTTACGATGAGTGCCAGTCGCTAAATCATAAACGCCATTCATGTCTCCAATTAATTCTGGCTCAATATCTAATTTATTCTCAAAGTTTTCATCCGTTGAAAAATTTACCTTGGCCATTGAAATACAATTGTTAATTAAAGAATTTGTTCCCAACTTGGTTAGATTTTTAAACGCATCTGTTAAATGTTCTTCACCCTTGATATATTCCTTTAAATATTCCTTGAGATCTATACGAAATACGTTATGCATCAATTTTGAATTTCGATATTGATCCATTTTCCAATGTCCAGGATCGTTGAAAAACTTGAACCAATTTTCGTTACTAGTATATTGATACTCTTTTCCATACAATTCAAAAGCCAAATCGGCAAGCGCGCCTTCGTTAAAAACTTTAACAGCCATTTCAGTTAAACTACGATTTGTCGAACGACGCCACTCATCATATTCCTTTGGAGAATCTTGCTGAGCCCACCATTTGATCGAACCAATTGACCAAGTATTTGACTCTCGTTCAGATGCCCATTTCCAGATATTACGCATTTGAATGGAAGTATCTGGATTTGAAAACATTTCTGGATTCATTTTTTCAGAGATTAATTCCCATAACTTGAACCCTTCCTCGTGTCCTTTAGAAACGGAAAATAAGCACAATCCAAGATTACGCCATTCTAAACGATTATCAAATCTTGAAGCGTTTAACATGTGGCAAAGTTGAGAAGCCTTGTCTAGTTCAATGTGGTTATATTCTCCAGTGTTTAAATCTTTTTTCCATTGGCTCTTTTTAGCTTCTCTATCTTTAAGTTCTTCTTGTAGTTTTTCCTTAAAATCGTCTGTTGGCTTGAGTAAAGGGATATTGTCCACATTGGTCATAAGAAATAGTTTAACCGTTTCCACAGAATCTCCAATGACACTAAATGATTTAATTGTCGTTTTGTTACCCTTTTTTCTATATAGAAAATGCGAAACGCGATATGCCATATTGTCTTTGACCGAACCATATAAAGTCCAGTTTGTAGATTCAATAGGATCGATGCATTTCTGTGCAGTTAGTTGACCCGTAAAAACGTTATCTTGGTCGGAAATATAAGTAACAATTTTTCTGATTTGTTCTAGTTGCAAGGCTGTACCACGAGCAAATGGGAAATGCATATGAATACCCATCAACTCTTGTTCGTCATCTGATTTGACTTTACGACGAATATCGCGTTTGGTTAAAACATAGCAATGCAAGTTTTCATCAGTTGTTTCAAAATTCTTTTGGATAAAGTCGGCAAAATAATCATAAATCTTTGTATAAATAAATTTTAAATCAAGACCATCTGATTGAGCACGAATAACCGTTTTTAAATCAATATCTATGCGAAACGGAGAATCATCTTTATTTGGTTTTTCAGTTGCATAAAAAACAGAACGATTTTCAATATCGGTGTAAACCTTTTGACACATGTCCCCTAATTTTGGCTTGGGAACATAATAAGAACCTCCTTGGGGAAGTCTTGTAGTAATTTGAACCTCATCGTCGCGAACAGGACGAGGCTTCGAGATCGACTCTCGTTTAATAACATTTCCGTCAATATCCGTAACCCTATATTGTTTTAGGAATTTAAAAAGCTGAGAATTTGTTTGACATTTATCAGTGTCCATAAATTCGTCTTTTGACATGTTGTTATTCAAGTTATAAATTTAAAAATATTTTCAATTAAAATATTTTTTTTATACAGAGTTTTTAAAAAAGCCCTATAAATGATATAGTTGATAAAACGTAAAAAAAGTCTTGTCTTCTATCAATTCCATTTTTATATATTTAGGCATATTTGCGAGTACCATTAATTTATAATTTAATTTAGTAACATATTTATATTCTTTAGAATTGTTGAAATGATTACACCCAATTTGTGACCAATCCCATGGTAATTTAGGATTATCTAGAATGTCTTGCCAATGAATTGATATATTTGTAGAAAGTCTTCGCCAATTCCAATCTTTGTCAATATGTTTCGAAATAAATTCCCAAGATATTAACTCATGATCTGAAATTCGTGACCAGTCCCATGGCAAATCAATATTTTTTTCAATAATATCCAATGTAACAGTCTTATTCCAACATAATATATCCCAACTCCATGGATATTCAAGATTTGCTTCAATATCTTGCCATGTGATAGATTCGTTTAAACCAAGAGTATTCCAATCCCAATCTTTGTCTTTATGTTTTTTAACAAAGTCTAAATTTATTACTGGATTCCCTGATAATGCATACCAATTCCAACGTTTATCTAAATTTTGTTCAATAAATTCGCAAGTTATTGATGGATTTTCAGATACACGTTCCCATACCCAATCGTCATTAGGATTATCTTGAATATCTTGCCATGTTATTAACGGATTTTCTGAAAGATTTGCCCAAACCCATGGCAGTTTGATATGTCGTTTGACAAAGCCGTAATTTATATTTTCGTTTAATGATATGAAATAAAAGTCTAATTTATCGTAATTAGCTAGAATAAATTCTAAAGATAAATTTTTCATTGAAACATAATCCCAATCCCATGGAAACTCAAGATTATCATGAATATTTCGCCAAGTGATTGATGGATTTCTAGAAAGATCTGTCCATACCCATGGCATATTAGGATTATTTTTGACATCTTCCCAAGTTATAGCAGGATTTCTAGAAAGTAACTCCCAGTCCCAAGGCTTATCCAAATGTTTTTTCACAAATTTATAATTAATTGATAAATTTGTAGACACATTATTCCAATCCCATGGTAAATCTACATTTTTGTCAATATCTTGCCACGTTATTGCTCGATTTCTAGATAAAAGCGACCAATCCCATGATTTATCCAAATTATCCAAAACAAGTTGGAAATTTATTGTCGGATTCAAAGAAATAATTCGCCAATCTTTTATGACAAATTTATAAAAGGCACTCATTATTATTATAATGAATACAAATTAGATAATTTTAAGTTGTGACTTCGCCAGCTTCTTCATATTGCTGAAGCAATTTAGAGCCAGCATTTAAAATCTTGTATAATTTAACTTCTCCAGATTTCAATTTTTCTAAAATACTTGTAATTTTTCCATTTTGAACAATTTCCATTACTTTAGGCAAAACACTTGCCATATCAAGACCTTGTCCACCATTCTTCATAATACTTTCCAATACTTCTCCTCCCAATTCATTTAACAGACCCGCCATAAATTTAGATTCTGCAGAATCTTCATCTAAATCTAATTTTTTAAGAAAGCTCATCAATGTTTTTCGCAAATCCATATACAGCGATCTTAATGTTGCCATATATTCGTGCCAAACAGAAGCGTCTTCGGGATTTTTCTTACATCGTTTTTCTAATTCTCCCAAAGACAAGCGTCCTGATTTATATTCGACATAATTATTACCTGTAAAATTTTCCCATTCGTCAAGATTTTGAAAACATCTTGCAAAAGCTTTTTTGATGTCTTGGATTTGTTCAGGCGTTAGAGTTGCAGGTTTTGCAACCAATTTATATAGTTTCTCTACAAGTTTATTCTTCCCAAGTATATCGTTTGCAAAACTGACAAATTCGCGGATAGTAGTAATTTCAGGATCCATTTATTGATATTTTTTGTTTAATTTGTTTTATAAACAGAAATCTCTCTTTATTGTCGAGATTGTCAGTATTAGGTTTTAAATACTCGTCTATTTATAAAATGCTTTTATATTTTGGATATTTCAATGACTTTCCCCTATTCCCATATTCAAGTATGCAATATAAATTGCCAAAAATCTGTTCAAACACTGATATTTTAAGGAGACTAAAAGAATGCCATCTGTACAAGTTTATTTTTTGTTTTCTAAACATCTCTGAATTATATTTAACAATACAAACCGAAATTAAAAATGTTATTATAGTTGGAGATAATTCCCCAGACGTTGATACTTGCAAAACAAACGATATTAAAACTAGTTTATTAAAAATTATGTTGTCTAGAGATTTTCCAACAATATCGACAGATATTCAACATGATATTTATAATTATTTTTTCCCTTTTACAGAATACAAAACTAGATGGTTTAAACCAGTTATAGATGCATGGTCTTTAGCTGATACAAATACTGCCAATTCGTGGTTATCACAGGAACAGGAAAATTCTATTATTATTGATTGGCTTGTTATGATTAGAGAAGAATTATATAGAAAAAGGTTGGGAGATAAAAGTTATACAGATGGTAAAATTGAAAATATAATCAAAAAATGGAAAATAGAAAATGGAATCTACTCATTTTAATCTGCAACTTGAAGAAGGTAGTCGTACATGGAAAGACAAGTCTGGAAAAATCATAACGACACTAGTATATGATGACAAGGAATTTAATATTAAAGACTGTATTCTGTCATGGTATCTATTATCACATGACAATGTAAATGTAAATGGTCGTTATAGCTATTCCTCGTCCATGCCCTTTGACATGGTAGAAGATTTGCTGAGTACTCGGATAGGAGGCGATAAAGGTTTTCCTATCAGTTATTACAATAACGAACGTGATTGGGAAGATACTAAATATGCCCATACATATTACGATATTTTCAATTTTTTCAGTACAAGTTACAAGGTTATTTTTGATGACAATCCTGTTCCTTGGAATCCAATTGAAATTTGGAAATGTGATAAAACTGACAAATTTGAAGAAGGAGTACCGGTTCATCGAGAAAATTCTCTACATGGTGAAAATAAAGATGTAGGCTTGCGTTGGCATTCTATCAACACTATGTTTTTTGATTACAATGAAAATGATATTCCTACATTTACAAAATGTCTAACATATGGATATGGACGATGAAACAATAATATTTTTTAAAAAATATTATAAAAATGTATATAAATGTTTCAATATACATTTACAAAAGTTATAACCAAGTTTAATGCATTTGTAAAATACATGTCAGATAATCTCATTTTACACTCTGGAATGAGTTTACAAGGCGACATTTTAATTATAGAATTTCCAGAAGCTCTTTCTACTGAAGAGTTGAATAATCTAACTGAGCTTGTAACAAATTATGAAGACCCTTTAATTTTTCTAACATTTTCACACACTGAAACATATCCCATGTTTTCATCGCGAACAACTACCGAACTTCCAAGTGTAATTGTCGGCGATAAAAAAGTATTGCAAACTTTTATCTTTTCAAATAAAGATGCTGAAAATACAATTTTAAATTCTTTAAAAACAGTCATTGAATACACTTGTCCACTCGTAGAAAACTTTACCGGAATTTCTGGCATAGCCAACTTTGAAATATATGATATAGATCGTAATGTATCAATATCAAATTTAGATATCCCATTGGATGAAATTTCTACAACGTGGGAAACAATGCGTGCAAATGGAGTAACTGGCCCAAACACAATTTTTAGAAGTGTATTTATTACTGATCTTCGATCATCGGTTGCTGATTATGATTGCAAGTGGCAATTCCGTGGTAAGACAAATTCGCCATTGTTCAACTTTAAATTGAATAGTTTACAATATATTTTTTACACTGTTGAATAAATTACATTTTTCTTAAAATGTAAATTATTTATATTTTCTAATGCATCTTTCAATTTGTTCAACTGTCCAATTGACTTCTTTTTTTGACAATGCAAAACCCAATTTAGAGAAATGATAATTTTGGGATGCAGCAGCGGTATATTTAATTGGGGTTCTTGTTGTGAAATCGATAATTTCATTTTTATTAAGTAGTGCTAAAAAGTTTTTCGTCCAAGCGTTCTTTTTGCCTAGCAACATTTGTTCTGGATATTGTTCCATAAACTTTTTAAATATAAATCCTCTAATTTTTTTAATTTTACTTTCACTTGGAATTTTATTTAATGTCCATCCCCATTCGTCATACCATTCTATATTCTCTTTAATTTCTGTTTGACCGGTATCTAAATTATAGCACTTGCGTCCGGACAATTTCCAAAGTATATCAATTTCAAAATCAAATTGACAAGTTGTTAAAGCCACTTGTTCTTCTTTATAGCCCATACTTTCAAGTGTTATAATCGTTTTTGTAATCATATCTTGATTGCCAATAAACATCCAATTAAAATCCCTATAATAACCATTACCGACCCGAATCCATAACCATCTGTTTTTACGTTGTTCAGCTTTAGCTACATATTCATCAACAGACATGTCTAAAGAATATGCAGCTTGAGCATTTTTAAAGAATAATAGGCATTTTACTGATTTTAAACAATGTGGTTTCCCTACAATACCGAATTCGTCGTGACTATTTTTAATGTCAGTTGTTAAAGTTGCGTCTGTTGTGATGTATTCGTCTGGTTTTAGATTTTTTATTTTTTCTATAAATTCAATAATTTCAGTTTTAGAGTAGCCATTTGGAGGTAAAACATAATCATCTTTAATATCAGAAATTAATCTGGGGTTAAATGCAGGGTTCTTAAATTTCCAATTATTGTCTCGAATAGGTTTTACAAAAGTTTCAATAAATTTATTATCAGGACAATATACTGATTCACTTTCACATGTTTCTTCTGGCCAATCTAATGTCTCTTCGCTAGATTCTTCAGGAAGAAATTCTAGTAATGACTTGTATATAGCGTGACTGTCTAAACATTTTGCTGTTATAAAAAATCTAGTATCTTTTTCTACATCTGGTGTATCTGTTACTTGGTTTGTATCGAGATTGAACCAATTATTGTAAATATGAACCATTTTAAAAATTTTCTCTTGTTCAGTATTCAGCACAAAATCCCATGACCAACATCCCCGTAAAGGATAACATATTTCTAAAATCTTGTCAATATCATATTTAAACTTTTTTAAAGGTGCAAGTTGCTTTTTAAATAAAATAGGATCTCCCTGCATTTTTAATTTAATTAAAAAAACTTTTTACTTTTCAATTTTACAAGTAATATAGAATACCAAATGTCCATCCTGTATAATCTTCCAAAATTTCCATCTTTATATACTTGGGAATTGAACATAGAACCTTGACATTTTTATTTAATCTTCCCAGAAAATCATAGGGAAATGCAATTTTTATGTCGGGACAATTGATTTGTCTATATTTATCTCCCCATCCAAATACTTTTCCATCAGCTCGTAATCCTAGAGAATGATATTGCCCTGCAGCAATCGCAATAAATCTTTCGTCAGGACAATTAATTTGACCACACCGATTACTGCCCCATCCAAATACTTTGCCATCTGCTCGTAATCCTAGAGAATGATTACCTGCAGCAATCGCAACAAATCTTTCGTCAGGACAATTGAGTTGTCCTGACGCATTACTGCCCCATTCAATTACCTTGCCATCTGCTCGTAATCCTAGAGAATGAAAGGTGCCTGCATCAATTGCAATAAATTTTTCGTCAGGACAATCTATTTTTCCTAAATAATTCGACCCCCATCCAATTACCTTGCCATCTGCACGTAATCCTAGAGAATGATAACGACCTGCAGCAATTGCAACAAATCTTTCGTCAGGACAATCGATTTGACCATACTCATTTCGACCCCATCCAATTACTTTGCCATCTGCTCGTAATCCTAAGGAATGCCAGCCGCCTGCAGCAATAGCAATAAATGATTCGTCTGGACAATTGATTTCGCCATAATAATTGTAGCCCCATCCAATTACCTTGCCATCTGCTCGTAATCCTAGAGAATGCGTCAGGCCTGCAGAAATCGCAATAAATCTTTCGTCAGGACAATCTCTTTGACCACAACCATTATAACCCCATCCAAATACCTTGCCATCTGCTTGTAAACCCAGGGAATGATCTGTCCCTAAACTTATAGTATTGCTCATTTTTAATTTAATTAAAAAACTTTTTACTTTTCAATTTTACAAGTAATATAGATTACCAAATGTCCATCCTGTATAATCTTCCAAAATTTCCATCTTTATATACTTGGGAATTGAACATAGAACCTTGACATTTTTATTTAATCTTGCTAGAAAATCATATGGTAATGCAAACTTTATGTCGGGACAATTTAGCTGTTTGCGCTCAATATCTCCCCATCCAATTATCTTGCCATCTGCTCGTAAACCTAGAGAATGTTGGTAGCCTGCAGAAATCGCAATAAATTTTTCGTCAGGACAATCTATTTGACCATATTCATTAAAACCCCAACCAAATACCTTGCCATCGGCTCGTAATCCTAGAGAATGATAACCACCTGCAGCAATGGTAATAAATTTTTCGTCAGGACAATCTATTTGACCATCCGCATTAAGACCCCATCCAAATACTTTGCCATCTGCCCGTAATCCTAAAGAATGAAAGCCGCCTGCAGCAATTGCAATAAATCTTTCGTCGGGGCAAGGTATTTGACCAGCCTCGTTCCCGCCCCAACCAAATACCTTGCCATCTGCCCGTAATCCTAGAGAATGGTCACGGCCTGCAGCAATCGCAATAAATCTTTCGTCGGGGCAATTGATTTGGCTACAATAATTATATCCCCATCCAAATACCTTGCCATTAGCTTGTAATCCTAGGGAATGCCATGCTCCTGCATCAATTGCAACAAATCTTTTGTCATGACATTTGATTTTACATTGACTATCAGTATTATCACCCCATCCAAATGCCTTACCATCTGCTCGTAATCCTAGAGAATGTTCGTGGCCTGCTGCAATCTCAATAAAACTTTCGTCAGAACAATTAATTTGGCCAGAATAATTGGCTCCCCATCCAATTACCTTGCCATCTGCTCGTAATCCTAGGAAATGATCCGATCCTGCACTAATAGTATGGTTCATTCTTACATTTTTAGTAAAATGTAATTTTATTTTTCAATTATAATCACTTGTTTAATATTTGCAGGTTTGAATATATTCCAATTTAACCGACATTTCGTTGTACATATCATTTTTATAACAAATTTTTTTGTCTTTCCAACTAAATGTGTAATGGTCAGTTACAGATTGTAAATGTTTTCCAGATGGCCATTCCCACAAAACATGTTCACTTTTTTGAATCTTTTCCAAAAACACACAAAATTCTTTAGATAGCAAATTATACATCATAAACATATACGCAACTTCCTGTTGATTCTCTTTGGTTGGCTTCTTAAATTCTTTTTCATATTCTTTGATGGAAAGTTGTGATTTAGGTTTCATCGGTACAATTTTTCTTTGTGTGTCATTCAAGCGCGAAATAAAAGTTTTTACTTTGTTCTTTGGTCCACACACTCTCCACTGCCAATCCGTCCATTCCTTATTTTCATCTAGACAAATCATTTTGTAGACAGGTTCGTTTTTAATTTTGTTAGAAAAGTCTTCAAATTCGTTTATTCCTTGAAGACGTTCAATAATATGTGCAACTAATGACTTGAGAAGAGGAATGCTTTTAGTTATAATTTTAAAGTAAACGTCATAGTAAAAACTCGTATCTGGAATATCGATATAATCGATAACTTTTTGATTGTTGCAATATGCATATTTTCCAGTTGTATTGTTTATAATTTTATCCAACATTTCATCGGGAAAGGTATATACGCCTTTGTCAAATTTTTCAGGTTCTAATTCACCAACGATTTTGTCAAACACATCCTTGTCATCGCTGCAAAGACATAGATGATAATTTTTATATTCAACATCAGTTTCAGTTACACTAATAAATTCCTCATCTGAGCCAACATATACCCATCCAAAAATAGGAACCTTGTCCAAAGGATTGCTCCGCTTAGCCTCCCAATATTGATGAGCGTATTGACTATTGACTGTTTTCATAGGAGCATGAAATTCAATGATTTCCTCTTCCTCATCGTCATGTTGGCTCATCATATCTTGCCAGATCTCTGGAAAAATATCGGCAATGTAAAAAGTTGTATGTTTTCCTTTTTCATATAACATGCGATCAACGATTTCTTCGTATGAATGAATTTGCCCCCATGTTTTAACTTGTCCATCACATGGATTTATTGCTTCTGAATTTATTAAAAAGGCAGAATTTGCTGCAAAGTTTTCCATTTGAACTTGATAGCACAGTTTTGTGTGATTTAATTTATCTGAGCAATTGCAAAACTTTGACCAGGATGGAAATGTGTCCCATGACAAACTAGAATAACCGCCTGCATGATAGAGTTTTGGAAGAGGTGCCATGACATTTAAAACGTCATATAGTGATAAATTAGTATGACGCTGAATTCTTTCAGCCATCTTAAATAAATTGTTCAACATGATTTAGATTTTTTAATATTTTAATATTAAAATTCAATTTAGTTACAAGTAATATAGGTTTCCAAACTCCCATCCTGTATAATCTTCTAAAATTTCCATCTTTATATACTTGGGAATTGAACATAATACCTTGACATTTTTATTTAATCTTGCTAGAAAATCATAGGGTAATGCAAACTTTTCGTCAGGACAATTGATTTGACCGTTACCATTATCACCCCATCCAAATACCTTGCCATCTGCACGTAATCCTAGAGAATGATAATGCCCTGCAGCAATGGCAATAAATTTTTCGTCTGGGCAATCTATTTGTTCATCGTCATTATCACCCCATCCAATTACTTTGCCATCACGTCGTAATCCTAGGGAATGCCAGTCGCCTGCAGCAATCGCAATAAATTTTTCGTTGGGACAATTAATTTGACCCATGTCATTATCACCCCATCCAATTACCTTGCCATCTGCTCGTAATCCTAAAGAATGAAAACCACCTGCAGCAACCGCAATAAATTTTTCATCAGGACAATTGATTTGACCATACCTATTATAGCCCCATCCAAATACCTTGCCATCTGCTCGTAATCCTAGAGAATGAAATGCTCCTGCAGCAATCGCAATAAATTTTTCCTCAGGACAATCGATTTGACCATCAGAATTTTTACCCCATCCAATTAGCTTGCCATCACGTCGTAATCCTAGAGAATGATAGTAACCTGCAGCAATAGCAATAAATGATTCGTCTGGACAATTGATTTCGCCATAATAATTGTAGCCCCATCCAATTACCTTGCCATCTGCTCGTAATCCTAGAGAATGCGTCAGGCCTGCAGAAATCGCAATAAATCTTTCGTCAGGACAATCTCTTTGACCATGCCGATTATCTCCCCATCCAAATACCTTGCCATCAGGTCGTAATCCTAGAGAATGTTGAAGACTTCCACTAATAGTATTGTTCATTATTACATTTTTAGAAAAATGTAAATTTATTTTTCAATTTCTTGTGCAAAACTATTTGCAAATGGATTTTTACGAAATTGATTAAAATACAAATTCCAATATTTGGATTTGATTTTTCCGATTGGTCCTTGTAATTTATGTAAAAATGTTGTACCAGACAATCCTTCCATATATGTTTCTAAATTTATTAAATCGCGAATATGGTTCTCGATACCTCTTTTAATTGGATATGACGCTTCAATATAAATGATTCCTTCTGGGTTTGTTTTGTGATATGACGCTGATAAATAAATTTTAGATGGTCTTCCAAATGTAATTTGTAAAGGGTATGGTTTTTTGTAGGTAGATGTAATATAATGTAAAACGGAATTTATAATTGTTCTAATATCTGTATTTTTATAAATTGGGATTGCACATTCCGTAGAAATTACATTTAGTCTTTTAATCATTTGATTTCTTATTTCTACACTTTCATTTTGAGGATTAATATATAAATATAAATTTCTCCAATCTTTTATAAAATTCAAATCATTTCGAATTATATTCCACTTTGTTTTGAGAGGTTTAATACATGGTTGTTCAATATAATCTTGAACAAATAAAACCATGTCATATATAAAGCCAAAAGTACCTGCCGAACAAAGTATGGCGTTGAAAACAGTGTCATTATTAATATCGCAATCTTTCATAGTTTGTAATTTTTTTCCTATTGTCGCGAATGAGCCATCTGGTAAAATTATTCTAAACGAAACTATTTGAGAAGCTATTGATGGCAAATTCCATCCAGAAGACGCACAATCAGTTTGTGAAATTCCTCCTATTGTTCTATTTTTATTTGTTGTAGATGACATCATTAAACCCTTTGTTCGTAAATAAATTTCTAGTTGTTCAACTGTAGTACCAGAACCAACATTGATAAAATAATTTTTAAAAGGATGTTGTTCACGTGGACAATAAACCGGGTCAATTAAATTTTCGAGTGATTTTTTTAATTGTTTTGTTGAATGTAAATTTGTTTTCGAAACTCTGTATATATGATTTATGCGTTGACTAGATATTTCCCATGTTTTTTGTAAAGGTTCATTTATTCTAGAATGTGACGTCAGGGAACCAGACGCCAATAATCGTTTACCTGTTTTAACGATTTTTACAACGTCTTGAATCGTTTTAGGATAGTATGTGTCTACAATTTTTCCTGCTTTTCTAGGAAGCAAACCATTTTTAAAAATTTCCTTCATTTATATTAAAATTGAAATTAAATATACATTTTAGAAATTTATAAGAAATGCAAAAGTTGTTAGAGTTTGCGCTGAGAGAAGGCGTTGAATATGAAACTGGCACAAATAAAATCATAGATTATTTATTAAAAAATAGAAAAGAATGCCGAAAACCAGCGCTAAATGTAGAAAAGGTATATGAATGTATTTTAGAGAAAATGTATTTAACAACCTAGTGGTCTACTTGGGTCTAATAAAAATTTCCACGTTGCCAAATCACATGCTAATTTGGAACTGCATGGAACAACTGGTGGGCGACAGTAAAGTTGTCTTTGTTCTAGTGTCATCCCTCTCATTGTAGTATGATAAACGTCTGTTGTCGTAACTCTAAATTTTCTACACATAACTTTACTGTCTCCACAATTTTCGCAATTTTGATATACTATATTGTTTTGCATTTTTATAATAATAAAAATTTTATTTTTTGAAATAAATGGCTTCTCCTAAATTTAAAAATGATGGTACATTGGATTCTATAACTTTATATCAAGCTTTGAATACTCAAACAATAAATTTAACAAAAGAAATCGATTCTCTAAAAATACAATTGGACGATATTAAAAAAGATGTAACAACTCTTAATAAAAATATAGAAAAAATAGTTGAGATTCTAAATCAGTCAAACCCACGAGCGAAAAATTTAATGATAAGGTCGTTTCCGAAATCGGGTGTGGCTTCACCATTTGTTAAAGATTAGATATATGTTGGCTTATATTTGACGATTTTTTCCTTTTTAATAATTTCTAGTTGATCTCTATGTTTCACAAGAATTTTATTTAAAAATGTACATGCTGGTTTTAAAACCACACCATAACGAGTTGAAATCATATAGCGTTCATCGTATAAATATACTGTAGTTTTCTTATTATCTAAATCATTCGTTTTATTTCTTCCTACTATATCATTTACGAGGGAATCGGTCCAAGTATCGTTTTCATATGTTATTTTATTAAACGTGTAATCTCCCGGTTTAATAGCTTTAAGTTTGATTTTAATACCTGTATCTATAGTTGGCTCAAAGTCTGTCGCAATGATAGAATCGTTTGTTTGTTTTAAAGTCTGAATCAATGTATTTACTTTTGTAAGCATAAAATTATAGTCGGTTTCAAAAGACGAATTGGTCATACTAGATTCAAATATAAATGCTGGAGGATGTGCAAAATATGTGATTGCTTCTGGATTTTTAATCATATGTAATTTCCAAAATTTTTTAACCATTCTAATTGCGTATTTTTCATATTGAAACCCAGAAATTTTAATGTTTTTTCTAAAGATAAACATATTTATGTTCATGCCATCTTTGTAACAATAATTTATGGTAATTTGATGAGGAAACGCCTTTTTATCTGGAATAATAGACATTTCTTCTCCCATTTCGTCTACGCAATTTTTACAAAATAAGGGCTTTTTAGATTTGGCTGGTGCATATTGAGCTATAAAATCTTCGCATTGTTCACACATTATTTGTTCTACCTTTTCTATCAGATTAACATGTCCATATTTATCAATATTATCATATGTGTCTACAAATTCGCCTTTATCTGTATAAAATTTATATTTACCACTTGGGACTCGATCAAGGCCTTTAATTAAATTTCCAAATTTAGCAGAAATTATAGTGCCTGCTTTAACATTTATATGTTTAACATCAATTTCTTTACCTTTGCGAATCATTGGAGGGTTTGGCATATAATCTACTTGTAAGCTATCAAACATTTCTTTGAGATTGCATACAAAGTTTTCATTATATGCCATGCATGTTATCAATGAAATATCAAATTCTTCATCCATTTTATCTTGATTTTTTCTTTTATAATTTTTCAATATTTTTTTAATTAAAAAAAATTATTGTTTAGAAAATGAGTGATGAATTTATACCTGGACGATTAGAAAAAATTAGACAAGCCATGATAAAAGAAGACAAGGCTACTATAAAACGAAACGCAGTTGTCGTCCCAACCCGTCAAACTGTAGATAATAAATTACGAATCAACAACGACCTTGTTTTAGTTTCACGTAAAGACATTATCGCAACAGCATTGGATATTCAAGAAAAAAATCCAGAGGAATCACAAGACGCGTTTTGGCTAATTAATCAAATTAAGCCGATTAGACTAATATTAAACGCTAATAAACAAAAAACTGAAAGCCAAGTTGAATTACAAGTTAAACGTATTCAAAATGACATTGACAAGTTGGCAAGAAAACAACTTAAAAAGGGTTCAAAAGTATTAATTACTCTTACTATAGGAGAATTCGTTTTGAGATATTGGCCAACTGGTGCAGATAATCAAAAAGGTGGAGTATTTCTTGTACCAGCTCGTAACCCAATAAAAGGCCCTATCAAAAAAGTTACATATTTTCAAAATTTCGATATTCCTCCACCAGCATTATCTCGTAAAGTTAATCCATATACTAAAAAGCAAGTTAATTATCTCAAACTTGAAAAGGCTGATAAATATTCATTAACGGATCCCGTACCAAAAAAGTTGAGAAAAATTGTATTTGATCATTTATATACAATTTTAAATAAAATTAAAGGTTACGACCAAGTTGATAAAGATGAGCCCAAAAATGATAAAAACGAATTTATGAAAGAAAGAATACAAGAATTAATCAAACAAGGCGATGTCAATGTGACTCCGGACAATTTGGGCAAAAAAATGGTTGATGATATAATGGATAATATAAACAATGATCTCCTTATTACATCTATTTTAATATATCAAATCAAGCGTTTAAATCCTAATATTTATACTAGAGATACTATTTTATCAGGAAGAAAGGTTATAAGCGTTGGACTCTTACCTACATTACAATATGGTAGAAATAGTACGATTGGTAATATCATTTTAGGATTTCTACAACGTAATGCACAAGCTCTAACATCAAATTATAGTTATATCAAAGAATTTGGAATTAATCCATGGGTTACAAATGCAGAAGGACTATTTGTTTTTACTGAAGGAATAGAAACTGTATTGTTTCAACTACTTGGTCACATTGTCATTAACAATAAAGCCAACTGGAATAGACAAACATTTGAAGAGTTTATAATTGGAGATGATCAAAGACGTGTTAGCTTTGATCAGATAGACGCCATTAATAAAGAATGGGATGAAATGCATGCCGATGATGAGGAGGAAATAGATGATGAGGATATTAAAGATTTACAAGATGCCCTAAGTCAACAAGTCGATGATCTAGAGAATAATTTTTATGCAGGAGCAAAAAATCAATATAGATCTGCTACGTCATCAGACGACGACGAGGATGAATATGCTATAGGTCCTTATATTCTATCTGTGGCAACATTATCGTCTCAGTTATCAAGCCGTTATGCAAAGAATCTTAAATTAAGAATACAAAACGGCTCTTTATCAGTTCCAACATTAGCTTATATCGATAAAGAGGAATTATTACCAGAATTATATATGAATAATGAGATACTTGGAGATCAAAAGTTTATCAAATGGTTCAACAATCAAATTTATGAAGAATCTAATCTTATACTTGAAATGTGGAACCGAAATGTTAAAGACCCGTTTCCAATAGGAATGGAACCAGTTGCGTTTAAACCAGAACAAAATATGGTTGCAAATGTATGTGATCTTAATACCTATTATGTTAAAACAAAAAACGGCATCGAATGTATGAGTTCTCAACAAATATTACAAAACCTTGATGCGTTACGTCCATATAATAGAAAAGATTTAGAAATGATGATAAAACAATAATTACATTTTTAGTAAAATGTAAAATTAGCGTGTCACAAAAATAATTACCTCAAACATAAAAACAGCTAAGAAAAAGCAAATCACTGTGTTTACATAATTTTCTAGTTTACGAATATCAACATACATCTCGTGTTGACGTTCTTGTAGTTTAAGAATATCAGCAGTCATCGCTTTTCGATTTTTGCCTATTTGCGCAATTTCGTTTTCATGTTCCATTTGTTCACGAATAAAAACAGGAGAATCTGGCGCAACGGGCTGTTCACATAAATCACAAGACATTTATATTTTTCTGAAAATATAAATATTTTTTCAATTTACAAAATATTGGGAGAAATAAAATATTCCTTGTCTTGAAAATGTGAACCACATGGAATGGGAACCTCTTGATCTCGTAATTGAGCTTGTTTTTCAAAATAGTCTAATTCATATGCATACTCACTCTCGGCAATCCGTTCAATAAGTCTTTGAGCTGCAATTATGCGTAAATTGTGGATATTGCACTTTTCTTTCCAAACGCCTTGATCTACAGTGTCTTGTAACACCCAGTTGACAAAGTCCGTGTTGATTGTTGGCTTAGTACCATATCTTTTTTTCCATTCAGATATTGCCATCATTACGATTGTTCGTTTATTTTCTTTAGTAAACCACTGAGTTGCTAATAATTCTTGATAGTAATTGCCAAGTTGGTAATTAGGGTCTTGCATCTTTATATTAAAAAATATAAAAACATAATTTTATTTATAGAAAATACAAAGTAAAAAAATTGCAATAAAAATATAAAAAATAATATAGGTTGGCTTTTCTTTTGCATGTTTAATTCTTTTATCAACCTTGTCTAACCAACCATGAATATGATATTCAAATGCCTGGAGATATTTAGTATCACAGTTTCTAAAGATTATTGATTCACTATTAATATCAAACTGAAAATTGTCTGTAATACGTAGAAAAACACCCTTGTTAATTGACCACATAATTTCATCGCGCAATCGTTCCATTTCATCAATATATTTTCCTCCCTTTAGCCCACGAGTAAGCATGACTGTGTCATAAATTTCAATAACCTTTATCAATTCTGACACCTTTTTAAATAGATATTTTACCTTTTTAGGCGAGGTGTTTGCCAATTTAAATGTTCTATTATCCAATTTAAATTCATTAATATATCTTTTAATTTTGTCCAGCCCACGTTCTTGGATCCAATTAAAGCATTTGTCAGATAAATATAAAGTTTTAATATTACGTTTAATATAACGCTCCAATTTATCATATTCGCGAAAAGTCCAGAAAGTTTGCATTTCAATTAAATAAGGAAGAAAATCGATTTCATCTAACTTGTATAAAGCCGGTATTTTCTTAGAAGGCTCTGGAAGATTTAGGATACGTGCAATAACTTCACGATCCATTTTAAAATAAATATAAACATAAATAAAATTTCATTTTTTTCAACAAACTAGTTTGTTGAAAAAAGCGATTATAAATGACAATGATACTTGCACACGATAAAAATTTTGGGATTGGAAAAAATGGCCGACTTGCTTGGAAAAATTCACAAGATTTACAACATTTCAAACGCATTACAATGAATCAAACATGCCTAGTTGGTCGAAAAACTTTTGAAACGTTGCCTAAACTTCCTAATAGAACTTTAGTAGTCGCAACAAATAACAATATTTCAAATGTTTTTAAACCAGATATGATTATTATTGGCGGTAAACAAGTTTACGAGTATTGTCTGAAAAATGACCTTGTTCATACAGCAATTGTTACAGAAATTGATGGAGAATATGATTGTGATGTTTTTATGGACAAGGGGTTTCTTGATGGGTTTACTTTGGACAAACAAGAACAATTGTCAACTTGTAAAATAAGTTGGTATAAGAAAAAAGATTCATATTAGAAAATATGAATTTATAAAAGTAAACAGCCAGCCCCTGCCCCCTGTGTAAAATATGATGGATCTCCACCAAGACGAGTAAATTCTGCAATGCGCGCAAGTTCAAGTACAATGTTAGGACGTTTAAATAATCGACGAAAAAGTCCAGGATTCATAGCATATGTGAGATTTCTCAACAACTCATTCGGGGTTTCTCCCTTGGCAACAGTAAGCGCAGATTGCCAATCTTGTTCTGTGCCATAATTTAAGGCAGTTTGATGATAGCTTTCAATCTGAGTCTTTGCCCAGATACTAAGTTCAGTCATATTGATAATTTTCATATTTATATTTTAAATTTCAATTTTGTTATTAAAATAAGTTGGTATAATAAAATGACTAAATAATTACTGTTACGGAAATTTAGAATTTATTACAAGTGATATAGGTTTCCAAATGACCATCCTGTATAATCTTCTAAAATTTCCATCTTTATATACTTGGGAATTGAACATAGAACCTTGACATTTCTATTTAATCTTCCCAGAAAATCATAGGGTAATGCAAATTTTTCGTCAGGACAATCTATTTGACCATACCTATTATCTCCCCGTGCAAATATCTTGCCATCTGCACGTAATCCTAGAGAACGCCAGAAACCTGAAGCAATAGAAATAAATTTTTCGTCAAGACAATCTATTTGATTATTATACCATCCCCAATCAATTATCTTGCCATCTGCGCGTAATCCTAGAGAATGATGGCCACCTGCGGCAATTGCAATAAAATTTTCGTCAGGACAATCTATTTGACCATACAAATTATTTCCCCAACCAAATACCTTGCCATCGGGACGTAATCCTAGAGAATGCGCGTTGCCTGCAGCAATTGCAATAAATTTTTCGTTAGGACAATTGGTTTGAGAATGTCCATTAACTCCCCATCCAAATACCTTGCCATCAGCTCGTAATCCTAGGGAATGACTGCCACATGCAGAAATTGCAATAAATCTTTCGTTGGGACAATTGATTTGACCATACCCATTACTACCCCATCCAAATACCTTGCCATCACGTCGTAATCCTAGGGAATGCCAGTCGCCTGCAGCAATTGCGATAAATCTTTTGTTAGGACATTTTATTTGGCCATACCTATTATTTCCCCATCCAAATACCTTGCCATCTTCTCGTAAACCTAAGGAATGTGTTGGACGTGCAGCAATCGTAATAAATTTTTCGTTAGGACAATCTAGTTTACTAGCACCCCATCCAATTACTTTGCCATCACTCCCTAATCCTAAGTAATAACCACTTCCTATACTAATAGTATTGTTCATCCTTACAATTTTCTTAAATTTATATTTATTTTTCAATTATACAGTCTAGAAAGAATTTATAAATAAAAGAAAAATTCATATTATAAATATGAATGAACATTTTGAAAAAGTTCAACCTTCTGTATTTGCTGGATCAGCAACATGGCATACATTATATTGTTTTGTTACAAATTATGTTCCAACACCTGAAAATAAACGTTTATTTAAAAGATGGATTGAATTAACTCTTATGCTTTTTCCTTGCGAAAAGTGTTCTGAACACGCAATTACTCAATATAAAAAACATAATATAGACAACTATATGCAAGATGCTGAAAGACTATATTTATATATTTCGGCTGTTTTGCACGAAGGAGCTAATGATCATAAACATGTGCCTATGGAAGATCGTCCTAATTATTACGATCGTAAACGATTCTTTTTTGAATCCATGTTGGGAAAATGCGAATCATGTTCAAGAAAATAATTTAGATTCAAGTTTTAAAAGAATGCTTGCTTCCCATGTTGTTAAATCATACTCTTTAAAAACTTGAGTAAACAATTGGTAATCAGTATTTTCAATTGCACCAATCAGTTTTGTTAGAAACCCCCCTTGTCGAGAGTTTTTAAATGAAGTATGCAAAATCATCTCTTCATATTTGTCCATTTCCAAGCTATTAAGCATTAGACCACATAGACTAGCATGAAATAAATGTGTAGTGTTTGACCATTTAAGTAAACTATTATATTTTGTTTTTAAAGCAACTCGTTCAAATAATTCAATTGCTTCTTTGTATTTTTCAAGAGTAACTAATAAACGGGCTGCAGAAATTAGACATACAGAAAATGAAGCAATTGCTTCCATATTTTCAAACATTTCAGCAGCAATCTTGTATTTTTCAATAGCTCCATTGAAATCAAAGTTGTTTTCACATTTTTCCGCAGCCTGTTTTTGTTCAACGGCAGTAGGCGGAGGAGTAACAAAAAAAGTCTTGAGATAAGACAACATTTTATTATATTTTTATAATAAAAAAACTTTTCAATTAATTTTCGAAAAGTGCCTGCCATTGTGAAATTCTGCTATCCCAAGTTTGACCTTGAGCATATTCAAATTGTGCTTGACGAACATTTCTCTTTTCTTCTGGATTATTTTCCAACTTTTGAATAAAATTTATAGCATTATTCCAAAACTCTTCTGATTCTGGTGGAGATCTTAATAAACATGTTTTAACATTTTCTTGTAATCCACCAATAGAACTAGTAATAGATATTGGTCCATAATACGCCATTTCAAACGCAGTAGTACAACAAGTTTCATAATATGTGCATGGATAAAGCCAATAATCTGCGACCTTCATTTCTTTAAACAATGTTGCTTGATCAACTTTACCAATATACTCGATAGATGAATCGTTTTCATATGGTCGAAATTTTTCAATAATGTCTGGTGTTTTCTTGTAATAAATTTTTAATGTTGCATTTGGAAATAGAGACTTTATTCTGCCCCATTTTTCTAATAAAATAAATAATCCGCGAGTTGGACAACTACTATAGATAAATGACATTGGTTTTCTGTCTGTTAATAAAGGATCGAATTCGGGTTCAAGAGTTATGCCATTTTTAATAACCGCAAGTTTATTCATATCTAGCCCCCAATGTTGTAAAGTTTCTAAAGCCTGATAATAGCCAACAGTTACATATTTATGTATCAAATCAGAAACATTATGACCTAAAATGTTTGGTAACATAAGACCTTGATGTTGAGGAAGAAAATATTGGTCATGTGCATAAAACAAAATCTTGCTTTCTGGAGGAATATAATAATCAAGAAAGGTATTTAAATATCTTAGAATGATTACGTATTCTGGCGCCTTTTCACATTCTTTTTCCCAATCTTGACTAGATTTCCAGTTTATATTATTATGTCTAACTAGATAGCCAGATGGTTTACTAATATAAATATCAATATTGTAATGTTTTCCAAGTCTACTAAATGTTTCTAAAACGGCAAGTTCTGTTCCATATCCTTGGCAAGCAGTTTCTGGATCAAAAAGTTGTCCTCCATATGAAGTTAGCATGGCAACCGTCTTCATTTAAAGTATAAATTCGTTTAACTAATTATTTAATACAACTTGTAAAACTTCAAATCCATCAGATACATAACATGTTCCATTACATGGTACATTTTTTGCACACCAGTCACTTGGTAAAATAGGATTGCCTTTTGAATCATACTCTTTAGGATGAGTACGAACACAATCATTTCGTGCTGCACTACAGACACATAATCCCCCATTGGGACATCCTTGTCCACTATCAACATCACATGACGAGTTCATAGTGTTCATAACCTTGAATTCTAATACATCTGAACCTTTAATATTTTTATATTTACTAATATCTTTTGTTGGTATATACACACCGTTATTCCATTTAAAATCAATCTCAGAATCACCATCTTCATCTATAAGCTGAATACTTAATTGAGAGCAGCTAGAAGGAATACCTCCTCCTTGATTAGGGTCCAATGCGTTATAAAATAAAATATGTGCCCCTGTTGCTCCTGTCGCATTTGTGTTTGCAGTCTGTCCAGTAGTAGTTAACCAATTTTTAATTTGAGATACGCATACATCTACACCTGATCCGTTACCTGATCCTCCTGGCCCTGACCCTGATCCGTTACCTGAACCTGATCCGTTACCTGACCCTGATCCGTTACCTGAATCTGATCCGTTACCTGAATCTGCAGATTTAAACAAGCCAAATCCAGAGGTTGCCCAAAGAATGACTCCAAATAAGGCTAAAACTCCGACGGCAATAACAATCGGAAGAATGTATGTGGAATCCATATTTATTTCTAAAGAAATAAAAATAATAAAATAAATGAATGTTGCTAAAATTGATATAATGGCACCAAAAGAATATTTTATTTCAGACGCTAAATTTGCGCAATCTAATAGTCCAGAGTTTAAAAATTTTATAAGCTACTACAAACCAGATTGTATAGTAAATGTAAGCGATTATCCAATAACAAAAGAATTGATAGCCTTTTATAAAAAACTTGGTATTACCAAGGTGCTATACTATCCACTTGAAGATTCTTTTAATATAGATTATCAACAACTTGAATCTATATTAGAAAGGATTTATCTTAAATTGGGGCAGAAAAATCTAGTCCATTGTACAATGGGTATTAATAGAAGCGCTCTGGTTATTGCCTATTCTTTATTTAAATCTACAAATTATACAGCTGACCAAATTATAAATTTTATTAAATATTTCAATTTACAACATCGACAACAACCAGCTTTAATAAATCCAACTTTTGTAAACTTTCTTAAAAAGTTATAATTGAAAAATAAATTTACATTTTTCCTAAAATGTAAGGATGAACAAAACTATTGCTGCATGTGACTATTATTCATTAGGATTGCAATCTAATGGCAAGGTATTTGGATGGGGTTCTAATAGACAAGGCCAAATAAGTTGTCCAGATGACAAAAGATTTATTGCTGTGGATGCAGGTCAAAATTATTCCCTAGGATTACAAGCAGATGGCAAGGTAATTCGATGGGGAGATAATAGACGAGGTCAAATAGATTGTCCTGACAAAAGATTTGTTGCAGTTTCTGCAGGTGTCATAAAATCATTAGGATTACAGGCAGATGGCAAGTTATTTGAATGGGGCGATAATGATTACGTTCAAATAAATTGTCACGGCAAACAATTTATCGCTATCGCACATTCTCTAGGATTACGTGCAGATGGAAAGGTATTTGGATGGGGATATAAGACTAAAGGTTATCTAGAATGCCCATCTGACAAACAATTTATTGCTGTGGCTGCAGGTTTATTTCATTCACTAGGTTTACAAGAAGATGGCAATGTATTTGGATGGGGAGATAATCAAGAGGGGCAAATAGATTGTCCTGACGAAAGATTTATTGCTGTGGCTGCAGGTTCATTTCATTCCCTAGGTTTACGTGCAGATGGCAAGGTGTTTGGATGGGGGCTTAATTCCGCTGGTCAAATTAATTGTCCCAACAAAAAATTTATTGCGATTGCTGCAGGTGCAACTCATTCTCTAGGATTACGGCAAGATGGCAAGGTAATTGGATGGGGGTCTAATTATAATGATCAAATCAGTTGTCCTGACATAAAGTTTGCATTACCATATGATTTTCTAGCAAGATTAAATAAAAATGTCAAGGCGCTTTGTCCTATCCCCAAGTATATAAAGATGGAAATTTTAGAAGATTATACTGAATGGACATTTGGAAACCTATATCACTTGTAAAATATTGAAAATTAAATTACATTTTTAGAAAATTGTAAGGATGAACAAAACTATTAGTGCAGGCGACTGGCATTCTCTAGGATTACGACGTGGTGGCAAGGTATTTGGATGGGGTAAAAATCATTATGGTCAAATCAATTGCCCTGACGAACGATTTATCACGATTGCTGCAGGGCCATATCATTCACTAGGATTACGATCTGATGGCAAGGCATTTGGATGGGGAGACAATGACAAGGGTCAAATTGATTGTCCTGACGAACCCTTTATTGCGATTGCTGCAGGTCGTTATCATTCTCTAGGATTACGAGCAGATGGCAAAGTAATTGGATGGGGTAAAAATGAGTATGGTCAAATCGATTGTCCTGACGAAAGATTTGTTGCAATTGCTGCAGGTCGTTATCATTCTCTAGGATTACGTGCAGATGGCAAGGTAATTGGATGGGGAGTTAATAACGATGGTCAAATCGATTGTCCTGACGAAAGATTTATTGCAGTGGCCGCAGGTGGCCATCATTCACTAGGATTACGACCAGATGGCAAGGTAATTGGATGGGGAGCTAATTGGAAAGGTCAAATTGATTGTCCTGACGAAAAATTTATTGCGATTTCTGCAGGCTACAACTATTCTCTAGGATTACAGGAAGATGGCAAGGTAATTGGATGGGGCGATAATTTTTATGGTCAAATCAATTGTCCAGACGAAACATTTGTTGCAATTGCAGCAGGTTACCATCATTCTCTAGGATTAAGAGCTGATGGCAAGGTATTTGGTTGGGGTTTTAATATCGTTTGTCCTGACATAAAGTTTGCATTACCTTATGATTTTCTAGAAAGATTAAATAGAAATTTCAAGGCGCTTTGTCCTATCCCCAAGTATATAAAGATGGAAATTTTCGAAGATTATACTGGATGGATATTTGGAAACCTATATCACTTGTAATTCATTATATTCATAATGAAAAATGTTTATTCGTCTGAATCAACTTCATCGTCATCCGAAGCAACTACTTCATCGTCGTCTTCAGATACTTCTTCCGCCTTGACTTTTGTCGCTGGAACATCACCCTTTAGGAAGTGAGGAGCAAGTAAGTGCTGAACGACAGCATATGTTAGCTGATCGTTGTCTTCAACAACTTCGTGAACTTCCTTTGTTTCCTTATCCTTACGCTTCCAAACTTTCTTTCCAGCCTTGACAAGTTTTTGGTAAGTGCTGTAATCTAATAGATCTGCAAGGGCCTTGTCAGGATGAATGACTGAACCGTTTTCAGGATCTTGGAGATTACGCTTGCCACCAGGATTCATTCGCTGAACCCACTTTTTCTTTTCAGGCTCAACAACCTTGAGATCCTTAATGTTAATGTACATTGTGATCGCAGTGTTGCATTCCGAACGCGAAACAGTCTCACCCTTCTTTAGCTTGAGGAAAGCGGCTAGCTTGGGCGAGACATTGACCTTTTTCATCAAAATGTTATTGGTCTTGTCAACTTGTTTTCGGCGACGTTTAGTTAGTGGCGCGAAACGTTTGGCAATGTATTGATATTCACGTTGAACCGAACGCAAATGCTGAACGGCTTTGTGAGGGCATTTGCCATCACCGTGAAGAGTCTCTAGTTCATTGAGACGATAATCAAGATTGGCAGAAATCGATGCCATGTACTTTTCAAAATTTTCATGTGTTAGACCACGAGGACGGGTAATAATAGGGATGTTTGATTTCTTGGAAGCCTTCTTGGCCTTGGGAGCCTTTTCAGCTTTTACTTCAGCCTCTGGCTCTTTTTCCTTCTTTTGGCGTTTTTCTTTCTTTTCAGTCTTTTCAACCTTGGGGGCTTTTGTGGTTTTTGCTACCATTTTCTATATATTGTTCCATTTAAGCCATTTTTAAAAAGACCATTTAAAATATTAAAATTTTCATCCCTATTAATGGAAATTTTTTTCTGTGATTTAAATAGGAAAAAATTTCTTTTTTATTATAAAATGTCTTGCACATCAACAAGAACTTTCCATTCCCTTTGTAACAACGGTTGCACAACAAGTTGTCCATGCGCACCAACATCTGCATTTTCATTTCGTCCATTATGCCCTTGTCCAGAATTACAAGACAATGTTTTTAATAACGCTGCAAATGATTATTGCAAAGTATTTAATAATATTTTTGAAGAAAACCCAGCTACGTTTTTAAATATTCTAGAATCTCTATCTGATCCTAACGATATAGGAACAAATATAAATACTGTGGATCCGCGATTCCAAACAATTCTTGATAAACATTGTAAAATATTTTTTACATTAATTAATACAGGAAATGCCCCATGTACATTATTGACATTTACAATAGAAAATAAAATTCTAATTGCAAATACATTTAACACAAATTGTCTTCCATTCTCAGGAAATAATTTTATTTTTCAAGTCAACAATGTTGACTGTATAGTTGCAAACAATCGCTAAAGAACAAGTCAAATTTCACTATAAACATAATGAATATATAAATGGGTAAACATACTAGTCCTTTGGATAAGGCAAGTAGTCCCTTGGACAAGACTATTTTTGATCAATATGTATACTATTATGATTTGTACAAGCAGCAATATGAAAAACTTGTTGTTATTATGCAATGTGGTGAATTTTACAATATTCTTGGAGTTGACAATGACAAAACCAGAATTTGTAATATAAAAGAAGTATTAACAATATTACCTCTAAATTTACAAGACATTCAAAAAGAAAATTATAATACCCCAGAAAATCCATTAAAAGCAGGTTTCAGAAAACAAGCAAAAAGCAAATACATAGACTTTGTAATTAACCAAGGCTACACAGTCGTACAAATTGATGAAGTTGGTGAATTAATAAAAGGAAAGAAAAGAGAAGTCACGTGTATTCACAGCCCAGGAACATATATCAACGAAGAAGATGAACTAGAGACAACAGATAATTATATTGTACAAATTGTTGCTGAAGGCTATAAAGATCCAGTCTATAAACCCATCATAATTGGAATGTCTGCATTGAATATAACGACTGGTGCATTAAATTATTATGAAGTTGCAAATTCTGTTGAAGATGAAAATTATGCTGTAGATGAAATCGCTCGTTATTTATCGGTTCATCAAGCCAAAGAAGTATTAATTTATCAAGAAAACTGTCAATTGGATATCGTTGGCAATAAAGTTGAATTGCATCTTAAAAAACCTGGTGAACTATCTGCCTTTTACGAAAAATATTTACAACCAGATTCCAATTTAGACAAATACATTTTAGCGAAACAAGCAATCTTAAATTTATTATATTATGTCTTACAGCACAACAAAATACTTGTTCAACATTTAAAACATCCAGTTGAATGGTATTCAGAAAAATATTTATTTTTAGCCAACAATGCAATAAGTCAATTAGACCTGATCAATGGAGACAACACAAAATTTGCGTCTGTTTTTAATATTGTAAACTTTACGCAAACGCCAATTGGTAAACGATTATTAAAACATCGTTTACTAAATCCTATAAAAAACCCAGATAAAATTAATGCCAGGCTGGAACTTGTTCAGTTGGCGCTGGATAATAAATTATGGAAAGTAGATTTGAATATTGTGGATATGGATAAGCTTCATAGAAAATTGGAAATTGGGATCCTGAGTCCTAAATTATTGTCAGTGTTGATTAAATCATATCAACAAATTGTAAATATATTTGATAAAATTCCAAAAGATTTTTATGATAAAAAATTTAAAAATAAATTTATAGAATTTGTAAATTTTTTGACGGAATCTGTAAATATTTCTGTATGTTTTCAATTTGAAAATATTTCTTCAATTACTGACAATATTTTTACAGAAACATATCAACCAAACTTGCAAAAACTTGGAAGAATAATTTCTAAATCTAAAGCCAAAATTCAAAATATTTTAGAAACAATTTCTTCATGCATACCCACATCAAAAGCATGGATAAAAAGTAACATAGAACCTACATATAAAAAACCAATGATAACTTTAACCAATGACAAAAATATTTGGTACTTTGAAATTACAAAAGCCCGCTTAAAAACACTTCGACAAGTTATCACTGCATATAACAAAGATTTAGAAATTAAACAAATCGGACAAAATATGAATGGTAATTATATTTACATCACAACACCAGAATTAGAAAAAGCTTCCCAAGATTTAACAAACGCTTCAGAACAACTTGTACAAGAAATACAACCAATATATTTAAAGTTTTTATCAGACCTAGAAAAAGTTTGGAGTGAGACATACAAAGAATCATCTTTATTTATCGGAAACATTGATTTCTATTCGAGTGCCGCAAAATGTGCACATACCTTTAAATATTGTAAACCAACCGTTTTAAATAAAAATTACCCATATATCAAAGCTCACAACATGCGCCACCCCATTGTAGAACAAATATGCAAATCAATCTATGTTCCCCATAGCATGTATATTGGTAAGCGTGGTATTCAAGGTGCATTAATTTTTGGACAAAATGGCGTTGGAAAAACCATTGCAATGAAAAGTTTAGGTATAAATTTAATAATGGCACAAGCTGGTTTATTTGTTGCTGCTGAAGAATTTTCTTTTACTCCGTATAATACAGTTATGACAAGAATTCTTGGAAATGATGATATGCGTAAAGGTATGTCTAGTTTTGCAGTTGAAATGTCTGAATTAAAGTCTATATTATGTAAACTTGGACCAAAAACTTTAGTGTTGGGCGACGAATTATGCCGTGGAACAGAACATGTCAGTGGCGCAGCAATTTGCGCAGCGGCTATTATAGAAATGATGAAAACTGAAACATCTTTTGTATTTGCAACACATTTACATAGTTTGACAGATATTCCAGAAATAAAGGTTCTAAAGAACTTGGGCGTTTATCATTTGCAAGTATCTAGTAAAGGGCGCAAGATTGTATATGATCGTCAATTAAAAGACGGTCAAGGTGATACTTATTATGGAATTGAGATTGCTAGTGCAATGGGTTTAGACCCTAAATTTATCGGTCTTGCTAATAAAATTAGGAAAGATATTTTGGGCGATCATGGTCCATTAGGTAAAGCTTGTCAATATAATGCTGCAATGTTTTTGGAGAAATGTGGCGTTTGTAAAGATAATGCTGAAGAGGTTCATCATATTAAATTTCAAGAAGACGCAGATGAAAATGGTTTCATTGGTCATTTTCATAAAAATCATTTGAGAAATTTATGTGGTCTTTGCAAAGTCTGCCATAATAAATTACATCTTGGCAAAATTACAATCAAGGGATGGAAAGAAACTATAGGAAAGTTTTACCTAGACTATAAAGAAAATTGAAAAATAAAATTTGAATATTTAAATATTCAAATGCTTACTTTAGCGGATATTCAAATTGGAGATATTTTGGTTGCTAGTAACCCATATTCCAATGATTTTTTGGTTTATCAAATTGTTGGTTACAACAAGTCTAATATGCCAAGATATGTACAACTTGTAACATTAACCAAGGTTTCTCAAGGACAAATTATTTGGAAGATTTTGGAAAATGAAAATAGCAAGCCAGTAACTTTTACCAAGCCATGGAAAGACGGGTTTCTACGAATCAGCGGATTGTTGCTAGAACGTTATGACCCAACAAAAGTGTATAGTAATGAATGGCAACCAGTAGGCTCTCAAGACGATAGCGATTATAGTTCTTATGATTTTGAAAATTAGAATATTTAGAGTCCTTGGAGTATAACAAAATTGAATTTTAAAATCTGAAATCTAGAAATATCATCTACTAATAGTTACCAACTTATGCTAACCTGTCTTTATTGTGGTCGAAACAACTTCAAGTCCCAGGGAGGTTTGACGAACCATCAACATTCTTGCACTAAGAAAACAAATGAAAATGCACGGTTTGATCAAATAGAGAGTACACTTGCAGGACTTGTTCAACAAGGGCAAACAACAGAGAGTACACTTGCTGTACTTGTTCAAACTGGCCAAAACATGGTCAGCTGTCTCTCTCAAACCAATCAAAATATTCATCAAGTTGACGAGAAACTTATTCGGATCAACAACACACTTGAAAAAGTATTGGCTTTTCAAACTAAACAGAATGCAATATTTGACAATGTCCAGAATGCTTTGGAACAAGGAAGTAATGATATTCTAACACTAGAAGGTTCTCAAATGTTAGAATATTTGATTAAAGGAAACGATAAAATTTTTAAAGAAGAAGAAATTCAAATAATGACAGAAAATACGATTCTGTGCGAAAATTTACGACAACGTGGTTTATTGATCAAAAATATAATTGCGGACAAAAAAATCAAATTTTGGTTTTAAATCGGCAATCCAAACTCATAATGCGACGCAAGAAGCTATCCGAAGCTACACTTTATTGCGTAGAAATAAATTAAACTATTAAACAAAAACGACTCTTAATTGAAAAAAATATATTATCAAATATATTTATATAAGAATGGCATCATCTATAAAAAGTTTGTCATTGTGGTATGAAAACGATGGATTGGAAAAAATTCGAATAGAAGCATTTTTTACAACTTTTAAACTAATTTCCATCTTTTCATTATCTTCCATCCCGTTTTGGTTAAATTTTGACAAAACACGTATTAACCCTGTCACAAATTCAACAATGATAGATTACGATATTTCTCATATACAACCGTCCATTCAATTTGGCGGTCTATGGGGTTACTATTTCGTCACGTATCTAATAATGTCATATTTTATTGCGTCAGAAGTGTTTAAAAAAGTAAACCATGTGTCATGCAATAAAGACTACTTTTCTAGTAAAGGAATTTCTATTTCTTCGACAGAATCAATGTCAATTGACAGTCTATTAAAAACTGTTGAAATTGAAAAGGAGGAATTTTTAACAGAATCTTTATCTGTAGAGAATTTTTTGTTGGCTTTGGAAGATCAAACGTTTTTAGCGATAAATTTGCCATTATTTAAAAGTATGTTGGCAACACGCCCATTTGAGATTGCAATAACAGCCATGTTAAAACATTACTACATTGATAATACTTTTTGGACATTTAAAAATCCACAAGAAAATTCTGTTGCATTTTCTAGTTTATCAAAGAAAATAGGGTTAGTTATCATTCCTTTTATTCCAACACTTGTTATATTTAGCGTAATTAATCATATCATCACATATGTAAACAATCGCGACTTTTTATCGGTTCATGATTGGAATCGTTTGGGGGTATGGAAATTTAGATACTATAACGAATTTCTAGTATTGGCTAAAAAACGGCTTGATAAAGTAAAAGAAGCTGCAGAATCTGTAGTAATAGATTTATATTTAGAAAATTGGAAATCATCTGTATCAAAAGCTTTATCTTTTTTAACCAGTTTATTTAGTTTATTTCTGTTATTATTTAGTTTCAATGGTTATACGTTGTTATTTGGAGTCGATGTTATTTCGTTGATTGCTGTATTTTCTATATTGTCGGCAATGTTGTTTCCTCGTAAGAAATCTGTCGACGGACGAATGAAAATATTGCAAACTCTAAGACACGATATAACACGTAAAGAAATTCCTCTTTATTTTGAATCAAAAATAACAATTTTATTAAAAGAAATAATTTCCATTTTATATTTACCCGTATTATTCATTTGGTCTATCCCAAATAACTCGTATTATATCTCAACTTTTATGCCTTCTTATAATAAAGAAGGAGTTTGTACATTTGCCAACTGGGAAAATAAAAATAAAACAACCAAAACAAAATTATCATATGATCATATAGTAAATAATGGACAAGATAGTTTCTTGTTTCAGCCTTAAGAAACATTTTATAATAAAATGTTAAAGTGGTTAGGTCTTGGATATGCAAGTCGTCCATCGAGTGCAGTGGATTATCATCATTATGTTCTTTATGAAGCAGTTGAAAACCCGGAAAAAATCGATGATTCTCTTTTCGTTTCAGCATATAATGAAATCTACAAAAATCGTTTATCATGTGGATTGTGGACAAGAAAAGATTCTGTTCCTAAAGAACTAGCTATACACGAGTTGGCTGCAACAAAACACTATATAAAGTGTAAAGAACGCTACTGGAACATGCAAACAAATAAAGATACAACATATTCACCGCGTGAGCTAAACGTCTTTCGAAATATGCAATTACGTTATGAATATGTTGCAAATTTTTAAGCTTCAGCCATAAAATTGAAAATTAAAACACATTTGTTTATTAATAAACAAATGACGATTCCTATACGAAAAATCGATCTCAATGATCTTCATGCAAGATATAAGATGCCGGAACCAGATTCCAAACTCAAAAATATCGATGAAATTGCCAAAGCTCTTCATGTGTCGTCAGACCCAATTACAACATATTTTAAAAAGGCATTGGGCACAAATAAAATTAATGGACAGTTTTCATATGACCAAATCTTATCAACATTGTATAAATTTATTGAAAGTTATATTCTATGTCAAAAGTGCAAATATCCAGAATTAAAATATTGTGCCAAGAATAATAGTCTTAGATGTAAATGTTTGGCATGTGGCCACAACGTACTAGTATCTCTAAAAGATCCAATTTGGAAACGTGTTCATGTTACCACGCCAATTTCTAGAAACAAGGAACCACAATTTGATTTTCCAGATGTAGAAGATGATGGAGTATGGTCAGATACATCTTTAGAAGCCATCAATAACAGAAGAATAGAAATTAAACACGCCGATTCATATTTTGACAAGTAACATCTTCGTATAATTTTTCTTATTTTTACAATAAGAAATATTTTTTATTTAAACTTTGTAATCCAACCGCTTTTATGGATGATTTCAATTACTTCATCATCAGACTCTTCGACGGGTTCTATCCAAAGTAATTTATTCAACGTATGGGTCGGTTTAAACCATTGCGTATTGGGTTTGATAATTTCAATCACTTCGTCTTTTTCAGGCTCTGACTCTTCGTCTTCGTCATCTGACTCTGGGATCTCTGGATTTTTCCAAAAGCCGAATAATTTAGGTGTTGGAAAAACGAGATCAAGTTTTTGTTTATTTTCGGACGTATTAGGGATATCATCCATCATCATAGCTATCCAAATAAAATTTCGATTAATTGCTGAACGATATGAAGTTTCTAATCCATTTAATTGTTTAAAAATATTTTCTATCATTTCTCTCTTGCATATCAATTCATCTACCGAAAGATCTAAAAACATAAGACGCGGATATTTGGTAATAAATCCAACTATAGATAATTCTATAGCAGACTTTTCGAAAAACATATGTTTTCTTGATTCATCTAGCATTCGAATAGCTTCTTTTATCATATTATGTCGTGATTTCTGTAGCCCATTATGAAGAAATCCAGCTGTTAGAATTAACTCAGTCATTTCTGTCTGAACAGGAACTATGTTTGGCGTCATTATAGAAAGTATCTTTTCCAAGTCGTTTATATCATAAATATTTCTGTTGGCAATATAACTAGTAATATCTGGCGATCTAGCATTTCTAAATTTTTTCCAAACATCCTCTTTATTATTAACTAAAAGTATAATTTCATATTTTGGATAAAACTCTGGGTTTGCATGTATCATAGAAATAATTTGTTCTATTCCATAGTGTTGAACATTTTTTGCTTCTTTATGAAATTTACATGATGCAAAGTAAAATGTATCTTCTTTTTGATAAGTAATATCAGCGCAACCTGTTGTATTGCCATTTGACACTTTTTGATTTAACCATGCTTTAATATTTGTAACGGGAGTTAAAGTGCCATGTTTTCCAGGCTTTCCTTCAAAATGAATCGCATTATCTACCATATAGCCTAATTTGTGAACCAAGTCCCATGTGCATTCAGCTAAAACTCCTTGTTCTGATGCGGTCAAAGATGGATATGCTTCAAAAAGTTTCAATAAACCTCCATAAAAAATTAAATCATTGAGCAAGTCGTTTTTATATTTGTTTCCCAAGGAATATGACATTTAAACTTTATAGTTGTAAAAATTCTATATTTTTGAATTTAAAATTCGATTTTCCTATTTGTAATAGGAATTTTTAAAGAATCATCAAAGGTTGTTTTTTTCTTATAAAAAATAAGAAAATATATTAAAATGAGCATAGATGACTTTAAAAATTTCGTTGAAGAAAATGACATGAAAGGGATTGCTAATTTGATTAATAAAGGTGTAAATCCGTCATTTGAAAAAAATTGGGCTATCAATACAGCTTACAAAAAAGGATTTTATGATATGGTTAGTTATCTTGCAACTTTACAACAAGTCAGAAAAAAGCTTTTGGATTACAACACATGTCTAACACAGCAACAAATTAATCATTTAACAAATTATCCTACACCTTTAGAAGAAGAGGAAGATATTTTGAGTGAAGAAGACGAAGAAGATGAGGAGGAAGAGGAGGAATATGAAGACGATGATTGGCTTGCCGACGACGATGAAATAGAATATGAAGAAGGATACGACCCAACTAAAGATCATATCCAACAGGATTGGGACGATGATGACTGGCGTGGAATGATGAACAAATTAAAAGCAGGAGATGAAGCACTAAAAGAATTGCTTCAAAGGCGCTGATGCTTCATTAAAGACAAACCAATAGAAGTAACAATAACAACTTTGCCGAGATACCCAACTGTGTCAGCCATCATTTTCAATGAAGACTGACCGTGTACAACCGGGGGTGGAATTGGAAGTAAACTACCGGTAATTAAACCTAATCCAGTAACCGTTGAAAATGCCAATGCAGGATTTGGAAGGATATTTGTACCTTTGACAACATGATATACAAGGGGAAGCATTAAAAGTGTGCCGGTCATTCGACAAACATCTTGAACCCCACTAAGAAAATTTTCTGTTGGGGAAGAATCCATTTTTTATTAAAAATTAATAAAACTATTTTTCAATTTTCATTATATAAATGGAAATAATAAAAAGATTTTTAACATTGATTGAAACTGAAAAAGATCAAAATATAAAAACCGATTTGATACACAACATGTATTACCATATTTTCGATTTACAACTTGATAAACAAATAGGAAAATTATCAATTTCTCAGGATATAAAAAAATATGAAGCACAGGCTATTAATATGAGTTTTTGGAAAGCAAAATTAGCTAAAGTTTCCTGGATACCATCATTTTACGTTTCCATTAAAAATACACTTGACAAGCTGAATACGGAAATTAATAAACTTTGTCAACATATCGATACTTTATACAACCCTATATGGGATGGAACAGAACAAATGGGTAAGGAAGCTTGTATTTTAAAAGCTAATTATCAATATATGTATTTTTCTATGATTGTTTCTAATCCACAAATGTTTTTAATGAATATAAATAGGGAACAGTTTATAAAATATTTTTCTGAAAATACAAAATATATTACAAAATATTCTGGTAAAAAATTATATCATTTTTTTAAAATATTACAAGCAACAAATTATACATATAAATATCTTGTACATAATGTCGATATTTTAATTTCAGAAATTAAAAATATTGATTCTTTAGATGAAAAGGGAGAAACACTTTTAATGGAAGCAGTAAGATGGAGACAAGATGATGCGTTATTATATTTAGCTCATTTGGGAGCCGACCCAAATATACAAAATCCAGTTGGAAAAACTGCAATGCACATGACATGTGGCAAACTTCATAAAAGAAAATGGAGCTATCTTCCCGTATTAGTTGGTTTGGGTGGAAATTTAGATATAAAAACAAAACGCAATAAAAGTGTAAAAGAATATGCATTAGAACATTATGGAAAATCTAGTTTACAATATATCAATAGTCAAGTAACTAACTCCTTAGGGAGTTAGTTACTGACCAATGGTCGCTTATTAAAAAACTGTGTTTTTTAATAAGCGATTATCAATAATAACTTTAATTGAAAAATTTTATTTTTATATTAAAAAATATAAATGAATATTTATACGGATGGTTCATGTACTGGAAATGGTTATGCAAACGCTCGTGCTGGTTATGGCGTTTATTTTCCAGAGAAACCTGAATGGAATATTTCAAGACGATTGAAAGGAACACAAACAAACAATGCTGCAGAGATGTATGCAATATATTCAGCGTTGAAAAGAATTTATTTTCACGATAGTCATCCAAAACATTTACATTTTTATATTGACAATAAAATTGCACTTGATACTTTATTATCAGATAGAAAGGCCGGTGCAAATTGGGAAATTATTCAAAAAGTATATAAAGCTAGAGATATTCTAATTAAACAGGGGTATAAAATTACTGCCGAGTGGGTTAAAGGGCATTCTGGAAATCCTGGAAATGACATAGCAGATAAATTGGCAACTGCAGGAGGATTAAAGTAAGAACATAAGGATTTTGTTACTGTCCAGTGGTCACATATAAAAAATTGAAAAATATTTAAAGATTTTTTAACATAAAAATGGACTATCTTTTATGTTTTGGTCTTGGTTGTGCTTCTACATTTTTTCTTTCGGCTGCCGCTGTTTTAAAGAATCAGTGTGATGTCGTTAAACTACTTGAAGATATTCGCGAAGAGGCAGCCTTTCTTGCAGAAGAAACAAATGCTGAAATGACTGGTATTCTAAATATCGTCGACGAAATCGAAGAAGTAATTCTCTAAAGTTTTCATTATGAATATAATGAATTACAAGTAATATAGAGTTCCAAATGTCCATCCCGTATAATCTTCTAAAATTTCCATCTTTATATACTTGGGGATGCAACATAATGCCTTGACATTTTTATTTAATCTTGATAGAAAATCATAAGGTAATGCAAACTTTATCTGAGGACATTCTATTTGACCCTCAGAATTAGCTCCCCATCCAATTACCTTGCCGTCTGCTTGTAATCCTAGAGAATGATACGCACCTGCAGCAATCGCAATAAATCTTTCATCAGGACATTTGATTTGACCATACCGATTAGAACCCCATCCAATTACTTTACCATCTGCTCGTAATCCTAAAGAATGAGCGGCCCCTGCAGCAATAGCAATAAATGGTTCGTCTGGACAATTGATTTGACCATTAGCATTACTTCCCCATCCAAATACCTTGCCATCTGCTCGTAATCCTAGAGAATGAAATGCTCCTGCAGCAATCGCAATAAATTTTTCCTCAGGACAATCGATTTGACCCTCAGAATTAGCTCCCCATCCAATTACCTTGCCGTCTGCTTGTAATCCTAGAGAATGATACGCACCTGCAGCAATCGCAATAAAATTTTCGTCAGGACAATTGATTTGACCATCCTCATTATCACCCCATCCAAATACCTTGCCATCTGCTCGTAATCCTAGAGAATATTGGTAGCCGGCAGCAATTGCAATAAATTTTTCGATTGGACAATTGATTTGACCATACCGATTAGAACCCCATCCAATTACTTTACCATCTGCTCGTAATCCTAGAGAATGATGGTAATCTGCTGCAATTGCAACAAATTTTTCGTCTGGACAATTGATTTGACCATAAAAATTATCGCCCCATCCAATTACCTTGCAATCTGGTGGTAAACCTAGGGAATAAAAGGTGCCTGTAGAAATAGTATTGCTCATGCTTACATTTTTCTAAAAATGTAATTTTATTTTTCAATTATAACATTGCTATTAATTGATCATTAAAATCTCCGTTATTGGCGAGTGTATATTTGATTCTGTTCCAAATGATGCTTTCTTGTGCATATACGTTTTTAATCATATCTGGTAGAGAAATCCATACTATATCACACATTTCATCCGATTCAATATTTACAATTTGCGAAGAATGAAAGAGAGTATGTGCTTGTTCAAAAAATGAATCATCTGAAATTTCACAAAATAAAATACAGATATCGTTTCTTCTATCAAAAATGGCACACGAAACTGGTTTCAAACTAGATGGACTAATGATTTCTTTAGATTCCTCCATAAATTCCCTAATAGCTCCAATCAAAATTGATTCATTTTTTGTAATTCCGCCTCCAAAATCTGATAATTCTCTAGTTTTAGAATCTACACCCATTAAAAAATAAATTTCTCCATATTTTTTAATATATGGAATAATTCCGCCCCTTTTACATTTAACTTTTGTCACCTCATCAAATAATAAAATCATATGTTATTAGTATTTTATATTTTAAATTAAATTTTCAATTATTAAAAATATGTATATATAAATGTATGACTATATAGGTGACCGGTCAAAACGTCAGATTGAGATGGAAAGTAATGGATGATTGGGAAGTCGAAGCTTTAAAACGTAAGGAATATCATCTTGTTTATCCAGCAAATTAGTCAAATTAACACTATTCTTCAGCGCATTAAGAGATATATTAAAAGTATCTTATGAATGGTATCCTATTACACAATCTGGAAAATTATTTATTAAATTGAAAAATAAAATATAAAATTCAAAGGAATAAATGAACCAGCTTGATGTCGCGCTACAAGATATGAAAAAGTACCTTGAATCTTCATATGACGTGCCACATAGTACGATTTTAAGAAAATTTAATCATGATTACACAGATATTAATAATGCAAAAACTCAAATTAATAATCAGCTTCTTGAAGTAATTCAGTCTCTTGAAACACTTGTTAGCGATATTTCTTTGGAAGAGGTGACATGGAAAGTCGCTCCTATAATTGATAAAATTAAAAACATTACATATTAAAAAAATATGTATATATAAAATGGGTAATACAATAGCTACTATATCATATGATCATGTTGATCACAATCGATACAATACAATTATAGTAAATTTTCGTACAAGTTATGGCTTACAAGAAGCTCATCCTGAATATTTAAAATGTGATATAGGAAAAAGATGCGAAGGTGCACAAATCGTTACCATATGGAATGACGATTCAATGTTAGAAAGGTTTGTAGATGATGTCGTAGCGGCTTTAAAAGAAGCTGGGGCTACAGGGGTTTCATCAACTATACGATTTAAACACTTTAAAAAAATCCCGTAATAATAAATGAGTCCAATGTGTACAGAGAATGAGCTATTATTAGCAATTGTTATATCTTTAATTTTTGTATGGTTTTTTAGAGAAATCCCGCATGAAAATATTTTTGTTCCAACTTGAAAAATTCCTTAAATAAATTTTACACATTATAAGAGGAGTATTCCTCTTTCTTTCGTGGTTTATGAAAGAAATATAATGAACCCTTTGCGATGAAAAGTAAAAAACATCACTCCTTGCAAGTTTTCCGCCTTGCAAGTTTTTGCATAATGATAATTGTATTGTATGATGCAAATATACAGCTTTTAGCAAATCAATTATAAGGATAAGTTGCCATAGCAACAAGTTTTTTCCTGTACATCAGGAAAACATAGATGAAAAAGTTTTGTTATGAATGCAAATACTTTTTCATTTAAAACATTGAACATCCATCTCTTAAGGCGATGGATGTAGTTCTTTAACAAACGTCCATGAGATAATACAGTCAAAAAGTAGATCCTTTATCTACTATATGGCGCTTTATCCATGGTAGAGTTTGTTCTTATATCCTTTAAGAGGTAACCGCATTTAGCACATCAGCACGCATTTTCTAACATTTTTTTATCACTAGCATCGTTATGGACGCTTCTAAATCAAGAAGCGTCAAGAGTTTTTAGGTGTCCGCCACCTAACTAGAACAGTAGCGTATCCATTATGGATAATTTTTAGCTTGATTGTCCCTTCCATCTGACAGTGGATTGTGGACATGCAAGTTTGTTGGGTTTATACCCTTCTTTGAACACGAGAAGTTGTTCTGAAAAAGTCATTTTCTTTATTTCAAAGAAAATCAACAAGATCTATGGAAAAAATGAAAAATAAAAGTTCATTAAAATCTTCTTCTTGATACATTTATTTTAATATTGAATATTAAAATCAATATTAAAATAAAATAATAAAATAGAAATGGACATACAAGAGTTAACGAGAGAGTTGGCACAAAATTATAAGTGGAATCATGATATTGAATGGGGTTACTACAAGATTTGGTATGTCAAACCAGATGGTACAAAAGTATGGACAGATGATCCACAAGAGGTTTACATTGAATACAAACAGCTTAAAGAATTAGATAAAAAGAGAGATGAGATTACAAAACAGTTGATAATAGATAGTCTTGCAATTAAAATCTTCTTCTTGATACATTTATTTTAAAATTGAATATTAAAATACATTTTTATTTTTATAAAAATGGGTTGGTTTCTTGGATTAAAAACTGATGGTAATGTGTTTCCTTTTTTGAAAACAAGTGACCAACGTATTATAATCCCGTTTGAATTTTCTCATAATCCTAATTTCAAATTTAGATTAGATGGTTGGACAGTATATGTTACTCAGCCGATTGTTTTAGATGGTATTACTTGGCAGGAAACAAAATGGTGTGATTTAGAAGAAATTAAAGAAATGAAATTATGTATTACTCCAAATGTTGACAAACAAATGGACTATAGAAAAAATTTGGTAGGGAGATTATTGGAAATTAATGGGGAACAGTATAAAATTGATAATATCGTACAGCATTTACATTGTCTAACACGATATTCCATCTACAATTTAGAAACAAAGAAATGGACAGATATTGAATATAATGATAAGGAATGGTCACGACCAGCAAAATTAATTGAAATTTAGAGATTCATATTTAACAATATGAAATTGATCGTTATACCTTGAGGCCGAGTTTTTTAACCAACATTAAAGTTGGAAGAAAAACTAAAGGGAATAGAATTGCGGTTTGATACATTTGTTTACACATATGATAATCGGGAACAATAAACTTGTATACTTTTTTCATTGGAGAAATTTGATAAGTATCAAGATCATTTATATAAAGATCTTGGTCAAAACGTTTCAAACCATCGTCATAACATTTAAACTCTTTCATCTTGGTCAACTGTACTGTTAGATGAGGGTACTTATTACGAGAACTAATTGTTGGCATAATAGTTACAGTCTTGTTATCAAAGGAACTTTTAATTGTTTCCAACTTTTTTGTCAAATCTTCAAAACAAAGAAATCCTCCTTCCGATGGAATATTATGTTGTTCGGCTTGAGGAGAACAATTCAAAAATTCACATTCACACGTGGTCGAATTAAATGTTAGATTATGATATTCTTGTCCACAATTAATAGTTGCAGACCAACCATCAAATGAGTTTACTACTAATAAGCTTAAAGTTTCTAAAAGCTCGTCAAGCGTTTTAAAATTGCTCATTTATATTAATTGATACTATTAAGATAAAATGGACGTAGAGTTATTTTGGGATAAAGTAATATTTTCTCCTCTGTATAAAGAAAAAGGCATGTGGGTGATGGGCGCTCTCGTAGACTGTGGCATGATCACACAAATTCTAGTTGTTACAGAAAATAAAACTGAAAAATTGATGAATATGAAATGGAAGTTAATATATGGTATTGAACCAAATGGTCAAATCAAAAAGACTCAATATTTTGAACCTCCAATAGTCATCGATAATGTTTTGGTTGCTAAAGGACGTGACTTTAAAGAAACCAAGTATATGCATAAATATGAACCCTATTTTGTAATCAAAAAACATGATGACAGAATTTACAATACAGAACAATGCCCAGATACTTGCAAAATTCAAGAAATGTTTTGTCAGCCAAATTTTGTAATTAAAAGAACAGGTTAATTTTTGCTTAATGAAATGTCTATAAATAAATGAAAAAAATGTTGTATTGCAACATTTGTGACATCCTAACTGATCACACCGACTCTACTTGCATGATTACAGAAAAGAAAAAACTAGTAGAACGCGTTTCAAATGAAAGAGAAGAGGAAACAGATGACGAGGAAACAGGCAGCCAGGACGACAGCACTGGCGATGAGGAAACAGGCAGCCAGGACGACAGCACTGGCACAGATGAAGAGGTTAGTACAGACAAAACAGATGACAGCTCCGACGATGAGGGTAGTCAAGACACTGCTATTCAAGACGAACAGAGAATGGAACTAAGTCATGAAGAGTATTTATCATTTGATTATACAAATTTTCAAGACGACGATGGTATTCGTGTGACATTGGGCATTGAGGATGAGAATGATTATCCTATATTTGTTGAAAAGGAAAAAATAAAAGAGTTGGCAGCGTTTTTGAAACAAGTTTCTAAAAAACTGTTGGCTCTTTTGTAATCTGGATAAATCGTCTTATTAAAAATAAGACAATATATTTATTTGTAATGTTTAATTGCTGTAATAATTTTCCACACATCATTCATTTTTGCTTTGGCACCTGGACATAAAAATCGACATGCGTGTTTAGCAATTTTATAAGTAATGAGAGCTGGTAATTCTAAATCTTGCATAGCAAAGCAAATTTCAATGATTCTCTTATATGTCAAATCATAAGCAGCAATTTGTAAAGCTTCTAACGAATAAACATAATTTAAAGTTTGTAATTCCCAGAAATCGCTTGTATTAAAAGCGGAGCAATTTTTTTGGCACATTCAGATAATTTTTCATAGTCCCATGGTTTATCAGGATGAGCTGCATATTTCTCGAACCCCCAATTATGAATAGTTATAGCATCATAAACCAATTGCTCTTCAACTGGTATCCCTTCTAAAATAAATTGTAGAGTCATTTTATAATCGCTATTAGAAACTGCAATTTCTAATTCATTTAAAAAAACGTTCATTGTTTGATAAACTTGATTTCAGATTTTAAATTTCAATTTTCTAAAGGATAGATTATAAATCGTCTTTAAAGAGACATTTAATATAAATGTCATATTTGTCATTTGAGATGGGGCTTGCAAATTTGGAATGGATTTTGTCTCTTCTCAATAAAAATGGGCCCGTAAAAGTAAATGTTGGAATAAATGCGCATTTGGATGATCCTGTGGATGAATTAGATGATGATTTTCTTATTGGTGAAAAAGGTGAACCAGTTTCAATTGCCGATTGTAAAAAGTTTTTGAAACGGCTGGAAAAGTATTCTAAACAACCACAGATTGAAAAAGAAGTTGACGGTGGTCGTAGTTTTGTTTTTGAAGGTGTTAAAAAGCTTGGACCAAAATCCTACGAGTTTCTCTGGGGGTCGTAAGACGTCTTTGTTATAATAGATTTCTTCTGGTTTTATGGGGTAGACTGCTAATATTTTATCGGGATCATCAAAATCTTTAACAATTGTAGATGTAAGTTGACCATTATTATAATATTCATGATAGATTCCTGGTACACGAGCATAAGTAGGAAAATGTCTACGTTCAATAACTGCTGGACCGTCATTCCTATGCAATTTACCCCATATATACCATTGTTCTCCTCCTGTTAGTTCGCTATATAGAGCAGGTCCATCAATTCGATGCAACATTCCGTTTTCACACCATATTGTGTGAGGGCCGAAACATAATTCTCTAAATGGTAAATATTCTTGATATCCTAGACCAAAATAACATGGTACAAAACAGTGTGGCATTCTTCCTTCACATACTGGGCCACCAACTCGATGCGGCTTTCCATTATAAAACCATACACCTTGGCATTTTTTAATATCTTTATCTCCTAAACATGGAACATCGTCGGGAAATTCTATAGCTGGACCATCTTTTCGATGTAATCGACCATATTTTCTATATTCTTTCACGCCATCATCCCATTCAATTGCTGGTTTATCTAGTCGATGAATATCTCTTTCTATTTTATATTTTTTGGACGAGTTATAGTCTTCTTTATAGTACAAGTAGTAATCGTCGTCATAACTTAAATGGCGACTGTTTCTATGTAACCATATAGTACCTCCATTCCCCGAATAATGACTAAAAAACCTTTTGGGAATGCTTATATTTTGGCGCATTTCCAATACATAATTTGGATTTTTTCGAGTCCATTCTCTAAATTTTCTGGAAAGTCTAATTATCTGATTGTAAATGAATGGGTCTTTATCAATTAGATTTATACAAGCGTATACATCTGTTAATAAAAGATCCATTTTTGAAAAATGACAAGTAATTTTTTATTTCATTTTTATAATTATTTTTATTTCTTTTATGATAAATGAAATGTGTTAAATTTTGGTTAGACGATCCAATAGAAGCATTGCAAAATCTAAGTAGTATTATCCCTAGACAAGGTCAATGTATTAATGAAAAATTAAATGCGCTATCATTCTTTAGTGTTGTCTTTAGTGTTATTTTATATTTTGCTAAAGTATCGTATTCATGGGCGTTTGCGGTATTTGGTCTCGGCATTTCAGTTTTCCTAAAATTGGTATTCTTTAATAACGATCTAGGAGAGTTGACATATGAAGAATACTCTTTGGGTAAAGGGATACAAATGTCTGATATTCAACGATATTTAGGCGACGATGAAATTGAAATGGCAAGTATAAAAACTGTTCCATCAGAATTTGAAGATTTGGAAAACGAAGCGCATTTTATCGACTCTAGCCCACACGATCGAAGAAGATATGGTGATACATTTGAACAATTGAAAGGTTCGGTAATCGACGATTTACTTCCATCACGCATTCCAAATGTGATTCCATTAACAAAACGTTTAGGAGATATATGTGTTGTATAAAGAATTCTTTAAAATAATTAAAGAATTTATTTTACCGTAGACGCAATTTCTACAACTGAACGACTATCCAAATTTATAAAATTTAGTAATTCATGCGCATTTTTACTAATAACATAATCTCTAACTAGATCATTGTCCAATACATTATATTTAAAAAGTATATCAATAATTGCGTTTAGATTATTTTTATACACAATCTCTTTTTCTGGCGTTTTTGCTACTAAAGTTGGTTCATTTGTTATTGCATAGGCATTATCTTGTAATATTTCTAATATATTGTTTTTAGAGGAAATGTCTAAAGGTTCTCGTTTTAAAATATAATTTAATATTTTTAATGAAGGTCTATTATATCTAATTAAACGTCTTAAATCGACCATTCTACTTTTATTATTTGACCCTAATTTTTTATATACATAAAGATTATCTGCTTCTAATGCAACACTGCCCAACTCTTTCTTATATTTGTTTTTTATAATTTCATCTTTACATTGATTCCAATAGGCATCAAAGAAAAAATTTCGATGCGTTTCTACAGCTTTTTCTAGCATCATATTGAGTTCATCATCGCCCTCCATCCCAAGATTGCAATCAAAATTTATATTTAATACGTTTCGAAAATAATCTAAAAATTCAGATGTATTAATATACTTTAATATTTTTTTAAAATCAAGAAAAGGATATTTTTGAGCAATCTGGTTAAAAATGTATAAATTTTCTTGTTTAACAGCCCTTCTAGCATTATAAAATGCAAGTTTAGCGTTGTCTAAATCATAGTTAACAGTAAAATATTCAAACAACCCAATTGTTATTTCGGGGTACTTGGCTACAAGATCTTCTAACTTAACTGGTTCATCCTTTTCGTCCATATATTGTTCTGTCTCAAACGATAACTGATATTTTTCATCTTTATAACTAGGCTGTTTAGGTATTATAATATAAAGTGGCCCACTTTTGTTATATTCATTAAACATATTATCATTTTTAGCTGCCGTGCACCATCTTGTAGACTGTCCATAATAACAAGCATCTGCTTCTGTCGTTGGTTGGATAATACGGAGTGTGTCACCGTTGTAAACTTGAACAGCGGTATTACTAGTTTCTACTTCTTCGACTTCTAATTGGTCTTTATATTTGTCTATGAGATCTTCTAAACCGGGTTTTTCAAATCCCTTTTTTGTGCAGCCGACAATACCGCAAAAATTGTCAATGTTGGTTTCTTGTTCCCATTGTTGACCAGAAGAAACTAATATGTTTCTAGTTTTGAGGTATTCGTAATTTTCTAGGGCTGGTTTAACACGTGATAAGAGATCCTCATCTCTCTTGATTCCTCCATTGACATATGAATCGACAATCCATCTGACATATTTTTTACCTGTTGGGTCGGCTTGTATAAAAATATCTAAATTGTCATGTCCAAATGGTTTTAATTTTTCTCTATAAGAATTTAATATTCCATTCATTTATTTAAAGAATTGAAAAATTATTATAAATTTATAATAATTAAAAATGTGTGATCATAACAAGACAATTATGATTGAAGACGGTATTAAAAAATGTTTATTATGTGAAGAAGAATTTTGTATTCATTCTAAAATCGACCATGATTCTACTTGTATGAATTGTGGCGAGTATGTTACTGAAGTTTCTATGGATAAGCCATGGAATGATTCAAATTTCAGTAGTACAAATCAGACGGTTAAAAACGTTGGGCAATATATGAATTATTTAGAGTCTTTGGGATATTCTAGTGATATCGTGCAGGCAACATTGGAAAAGTTTACAAAAGTTGGTTGTGGTAGTGCCGACGAAAAGAATTTGTTGGCTGCATGTGTTTGGATGGCACATTATGATTTGGGTATTCCTAGAACCATGATTGAAATCGCTAAAAAACATGGAATAACAAAGTCTAAAATTAAAAAGGGTAGAAGTATTGCAGTCACATATTATGAGGAATACGTCACTAAATATATAACTGTTTCTATGATTATTAAAAAGCTTCTACTTGATTTGGGGATAGATTATGATACATATTACGAAGAAATATACAAAATGTCTAAATTTATTGAGGAAAATTGGGAAAAATCGGTAAATACAAAACGTTCGGCTCCTCAAAACATCGCATCTGCATGTGTATTTTTATATATTTCTCAATCTCCTACATTAAAACATATGGTTGATACTCCAACAAAAAAGAAACAAGTATGCAAAATTATGGGTCCAAGTTCCATTACAATTGATAAAATTTGCAAGCATTTGAAAGAGGAATTTATAGAATAAAAATCCTACTGATCAATCAAAGATTGATCTTATCTAATATCATTTAGCATTTTTTGTAGATAGATCATTCTGGTTCTGTCTTCTATTTTGGATTCTCTGCGTTCTACTTTGGGAGGATCTTTGGAGCCTTCGACAGTTTCTAGGGAATCATCATCTCCTATTTCTATTTTTCTATCATCAGGGGTAGATGGTGTAGAAATACTTTCTACTGTTTGAATAATTTGATTGTTTGCGAGAATTTCTGTATACATTGCATTGAATCCTTTTAAGATTTCTAATCTATCTCCTTCTGTTCCTTTGATTTGGAAAGATTGAAATTTCAACATTTCATAAAAAACATTGATAGATTTTTCGGCTGAATAGTATTTTTCAGTTTGCTTTTCAAAATTAAAAGCATCTTTAGTTGTTATTATTATGCCAATTAAAATTTCTAAAACGGTTCTAAGGATAGTTAGCCAATAAGTGTCTTCAAGATTGCTAAATAACTGAATACCACCACCTGTACCGGTTATAATAAGTAGAATTTTAGAGATGTAACCAAGGGCAGTGTTCCAATGATGTGATTTTCTGCCAAGGATCAAGAGGCTTCTTTTAATTTGCCGGGTTTTAATTGTCATTAATTCTATTTCGGCTTTATAATTGTCCCATGATATTTTCTGAGTGGTCATTTTATATTAGGGATTCAATTATACCAATTTAAATTGTCTGTATACCATTTTATAGTTGATTCTAGACCATTATTAAAAGAAATTTCTTGTTTCCATCCCAAATTTAATAATTTAGTTATATCTACAGAATATCTAGTATCATTAAATTCGCGATCTTTGATATGGACTAAGTTACCTTGTTTTAAGGTATTTTTTAATTTATCATATATTTCTAAAACTGAATATTCGTCATTGGAGCCAATATTATAAATTTCTCCAACTTGGCCACAATTTAATATTGTTTCAAATGCTTTTGCAACATCTAAACAATGAATAAAATTTCTTTTAGTTGTGCCACTTCCATGAATTGTGCATGGAATGTTATTCAATATACTTGTAATAAATTTAGGTATCAATTTTTCTGGATATTGATTGTGTCCATATACGTTATTACCACGAGTAATAATTATAGGCATATTAAATGATTTTTGATAAGATAACACTAGCATTTCCGCCGCAGCTTTCGATGCGGCATATGGATTTGTAGGACTTAAAATGGAACATTCTAATGACGTTCCATTTGGCATATCTCCGTAGACTTCATCTGTTGATACATGAATAAATTTCTTTATCTTTCCCCAAATTCTTGAAGATTCTAAAAGATAATGTGTCCCAAGAACATTGTTTTTGGTATATTCAATCGAATTGTCAAAACTATTATCAACATGACTATATGCAGCGAAATGAACTATATGATCAATATTGTACCGATTTAAAATTTTCAATACAAGATATCCATCACAAATATCACCTTTGATAAAAATGTAATTATCTTGTTCAATTACATTCTTTTCTCTTGCACAATAATCCAATTTATCAATATTTACAAATCTAATATTTGGATATTGGTTCAACATATAATTTAGAAATGTTGAACCAATAAATCCGCAACCTCCAGTTACCAAAACGTTTTGCATTTTATATATAAGAATATCTTAAAGACAATTATAAATTAAATGTTAATTCCATTTGCTAATATTTATTCTAAATACAATATGAAAATCAATGGAATACTTCATATAGGAGCTCATAATCTAGAAGAATACAACGATTATAATAAAATAGTTCAAGGAGAACGAATGATATGGATTGATGCTATTAGTGAAAAAGTTACAAATGGGAAAATACAATTTCCTAATACAAATATTCTATTTGGGGTTGTATCAGATAAAGATAACGAACTTGTTAATTTTAAAATTACAAATAATGGCCAATCTAGTTCTATTTTAGATTTTGGGACACATTCTCAAAATTATCCAGATATTGTATTTATAGAACAAAGAAAAGTTTTCACAACACGTGTTGACACATTAATAGATCAACACAATTTATCTATTCCATTTAATTTTCTAAATATGGATATTCAAGGGGCAGAATTATTAGCATTAAAAGGAATGGGAAAATATTTAAAACAGCTAGATTATATTTATACTGAAGTAAATACAAACGAAGTATATAAAAATTGTGCTCAATTAGGTGAACTTGATGATTTTCTGGAAAAAAATGGATTTCAACGTGTCGAAATTGTTATGACTGATGCTGCATGGGGCGATGCGTTATATGTTCGAACCACCCTTTTAAAACCACGTGAAAATGGATTTAAAATTTTTTTTGAAAAAAATGGTCGTTTGGGAAATAATTTGGTACAATATAGTGTAGCCAAATTATTTCCCAAACATACAATTGTAAGTTCATTGCAAGAATTAGATAAATATATAACTGTCGATGACAAAACTTTTAGTGAATGGGACGAAATACTGATAATTAACCAAGACATATATCTACAAGGATTTTTTCAATGGGGACCTTTATTAACTAAATATCGTGATCAAATAAAACAAATTTATAATACATCTAATACTGATCTTATTAACAATAAATATTGTGTATCAGATATTTGTAATGGAGATTTTTTTAAAATTGCAAAAGAAGATATTCTTTTACATCTACGATTAGATGATTTTGACCATTCTTCAATTCGAGTATCTGAAGTTTTAGATCCAAGTTATTATATGAATATATTGGATAAAATTAAATACAGAAATGTGTATATCATGTGTGATATGTTAAAACATGATTGGGAGGTTAATTATTTAAAAGAATTTCATAAATATAACCCAAGATATTTAATTGGTGGGTCAGAAAAATACGATTTTATTACTTTAGTTAATGCACCAAGAATAATTAGTTCAAATTCTATATTTTGCTGGTTCGCAGTATTATTAGGTAATAGTATTGAGAGTTGGGTACCTGATATTACCATACATTTATATCAAAATTTAAAATGTAATAGCAATATGGTATCAACGAAATATTATAATTTATATCCTATTGATCGCAAATATCATTATGAATGCAATCGATTTTCTGATATAAATCAGCATTTACCTACTTTATATGAATATGCTAAACGCTGTCATCATATAACAGAATGTGGCGTTAGATCAGTTGTAAGCTCATATGCATTTGCTCTTGGCTTACGAAGAAAGCCATTGAACAAACTTGTTCAAGTTGATCTTGATTATAATCAAAATGTTTTATTCTTTAAAAATGAAGCAACTTCTGAAGGAATAAATGTCGTATTTTATAAACAAAGTGACTTAGAATGTCCATTAGAAAAAACTGATTTGTTATTTATTGATACTTGGCATATATATGGACATCTTAAACGTGAACTTTCTCGTTGGAATAAATATGTTGGAAATTATATTATTATGCATGATACAACTGTAGATGAATGGCAAGGAGAAACTATCCGTTGTGGATGGGATGCTGTCAAACAAAGTCAAGAAACTGGAATTCCGGTAGAAGAAATTAATAAAGGTTTATGGCCGGCTATTGATGAATTTTTACACGATCATCCTGAATGGTTTTTAGAAAAACGATTTACTCATAATAACGGATTAACAATTTTAAAAAGACATAATGTTTTTCCAATTGACTTTTCAATACCAGAATGCAAAATAGTTGATAAGGTTCCTGATAAAACAAAGAATTTTGCACATATTATACCTGGCGATGTATCTACATATATTTTTAATGAAGAAAAGGAATATTATCAAGATTACCAACAAAGTATATTTGGTAGAACATGTAAAAAAGGTGGATGGGATTGTTTGAGACATTATGAAATATTGGCAAATGGTTGTATACCATGGTTTGATCAATTAGATAAGTGTCCTAAAAAAATAATGACTCATTTTCCAAAGGAGGTTGTATTCCAAGCAATGAATGAATATGAAAAAGATTCAGATACATTTTGCCAACATGAATATAAAAAATATGCAAATATACTTTTGGAATATACAAGAAACCATTTAACAACTAAATCTATGGCTCAATACATTTTAGATACTGTCAAAACAAATGCAAAATCGGTTTTATATATATCAGAAAAACCAGAACCAGATTATCTTCGTTGTCTAACATTACATGGATTTAAAGAATTATTTGGGTCAAATTGTCATGATTATCCTTGTGTACAACATTTGTATACTGATTATCCAAATCCAAAAGATATTTATGGAAAAGGTATGACATATACTTGCCTATTAGATAAAACAAAATATCGTGATATAAATGCAGACTTAACAGTTGAAAATGATATTAAAAATCACAAATATGATTTAATTGTTTATGGAAGTATTCATAGAGGAGTTCCATTTTGGAATCTGGTTCATGAGTATTATTCGTCAAATGATATTGTATTAATGTGTGGAGAAGATAGTTTAGCATGTAGACATTCAGAGTTTACAGATTATGTTTTTATCAGGGAAATTTTATATTGATTCATTAAAATGATTAATGAATTTGTAAATATTTTTTAATATTAGCTGGCATATCATTTAAACCTGAAATATTTTTTTCTTTTGTACATACAATATTTAATGACATTAACAACCCACTTTTATCCATATGTGGAATATATGCTTTTGAATAATCATCATATGTGCCTAAGAATTCTTCAGCGTTATATCGTTGAATATTTTCAAAGCCACATAATGTTAGTAATTGTGATAAAAATTCAAAATCAAAATTTACAAAATGAAAATCCCATTGATTTCGCTGACCACCATTTAAAAAACCAATAATTTGAGTAATGTCTTTATTTTTGTTATAAAGATTTACCACTTGTTCAAAATCTGGAACAGATATTCTTAAAATGCCCCCAATTTTTAAAATACGATTCCATTCTAAAATAATATTTAATAGTTCTTTTCTTGGAATGTGCTCTAAAATATGACAATTATAAATTTGATCAACTGTAGAATTGTTAAATATATCTAATTTCCTAATATCTAATTTCAAGTCTGCTTTTTCTGAATTTATATCAATGTTTATAAAATTTGGCAAATTTAAATTACCGCAACCTAAATGTAAATTCATTTATTATAAATTATTATTTAAATATGAATGTCAAATATGTTTGTATAAATCTCAAAAAAAGATTTGATCGTCGAGTACAAATAGAAAAATATAATATGCCATTTAGTTTTTTTACTGCCGTTGATGGGTCAACTCTTCAGATATCTGATAACTTGAAAAAACTATTTAATGGAAATGATTTTAATTGGAGAAGTAATATTATTGGATGTGCATTATCACATTTAAATTGTTGGAAAGAATTGTCTGAATCACAGTATGATTATTATGTAATTGTAGAAGACGACTCTGAATTTGTAGACAATTTTATTGAAAAAACAGAAAGTATTCTCAAACAAATGAAAGAACAAAATGCAAAAATAACATATATTTTCTGGCATGAATATATAAGAAAATATTACAATATGGAAAAGTTAAACAATGATACCCCAATATTAACACCTTTTGAATATAACAATTCTGGCGGAGGTACAGGGGGTTATATTATTTCCAAAGAAGGAGCCAAAATCTTATATGAATGGTTTATAGTAAATGGTATCAAACGTGGAATAGATTATGCAATGTTTACATGCTTTAATGATATAAAAATTCCTGTATATTGTAGTGTGCCTAAATTATTACGTAGTCCAGAGATTGATACAGATATTCAAACAAATTTTAATACATTGTTATAATTCATTTTGTTTAAAATGAAGACTAAATAACAGATTTTATAATTTCACACATTTTTTTATATTCGTCACACGGATTAGTAATAGAAAATAATTCTGGTTTTTTAACAAAAACTGGCTGACTCTGATATTGTTTTAATAATTGAGGTGTTTTATCTACATGTAAAATATAAGATGCGCATTCTTCTAAAGAACTAAAATCTTGTACAAAAATAATTGCCTTTTCATTAAAATTTTGCTTAACCCAAGTTGGATCTCCATAATAAATTGGAATTGCTCCACCTAAAATTGTGTTTAATAACTTTTCTGTTACATATCCTCCAATTGCCTTGTTTTCCATAGCAATAGCAAAACGATAATTACGATAATATGACCAGTTATCCCTCCAAGTTGAATGTTCACCAACTTGATATCCAGGAGTTCCCATACATTTACCTAAACCATGTGCAGTTTTTTCTTCTTTTTGTATCAACTTGAAAAGAGTATCACGATGATATTGTGGGTTAGAAGCACAATATGCTAGCATAAAATGTCGATTTGGATTTTTGTCAAGACGTAAATCATTCATATCAAATGTCATATTTAATTTAGTTTGCATTTCAAAATATACAGAAATAAAATATGGTAAAATAAATTCTCCTTTACGATAAGAATTAAATGTTAGCAATTCAAAAAGTGGAGGATAACTACGATGAGGAGGATAAACTGATTCTCCTATCCATGTAATGTATGGAATATTAGAATTATTAAACTCTGCTTCATGATTAAAAAACATGGAACGTATTAAAATTTTTGCTTCTGGACAATTTTTAAACTGTGCTTCTATTCCCATAATTTTAAACAAATGTAAAATTATGCCGTCTCCCCATGATCCCATGCCTTCACTAGCAATATAAATCATTTATATAAATGATTTGTTTAAAGATGTAAATTTTCTAAATCTTTAATAGCTTTATCTTCCATGTTCTTTATAACATGGTCAAATTCTGGATTCAGTTGTAATTTATTAAAATATTCGTTATAATTATTTAGTACATTATGTATTGTAGTTATAACAGAGTCAGTTGTATTTTCTGGTGTCCATACAATAAATTTACTATATTGAAAATCTAAAATCGGAGGTTTTTCTCCGATTGCAATTACACCATGACATATAGCCGGCAATAAACTAATTTCAGTGAGATTACATTGATATTCAGATTGAGTAAAATGTATAATTGTTTTAGCTCGTTTAAAATATTGAGCTAATAAGTCAGCTTCATAAATTCCATCTATATTTAAATGATGAAACGGTTCTTTTGACAATCTAGAAAAAAACTCTTTGCGTCTATATCTACCTTTACTTAAATAAAGTGAATCATACGTATATAATGTTAATACATCTATATCTCTTTCATATGGTGAAATTTTCATATTTGATCTACTATATATTCCTTTAGGAATATATGGTACATATACAAATTTATGTAACATTTTTTTGTATTCATGATTATCAGGCAAAGATTTTAAATGAACTAAATCTATTTCATTATAACTAACAATTAAATCATACTGATCTAATTGCATACCATGCATTAATCTTACTCTATATTCTGGGTTTATCGGACTAACTATGCAATGATCTACATTATCATCTACATTATTTGGTTTATTAAAAGTCCCTTCAACAAGAAAAAACACATTTATATTTTTTGATCCATATACTTTTTCAACAATTGGATAATTTGAAAACGCCCATTTCCACCAACCATAACATTTCATTTAAAATGTTTTTTTATTTAAACAGTTTTAGACGTTGAAAAATTATCACAACTATCATAATATTTTTTTCTATCCAAATTAGACATTACTTTATCTTCTTTATACCATGGGAGATGTTTGCATGTAAAATCTCCAGCTATTCTAATACATCGACTTGTATTAGAATATTTTTTATTACGCAATCCAAATGTTGTATCTATCGGAGCACAATATAATTTTGTTATTCCAAAAATTCTTTTCCCAATTATATATATTTACACCACCACAATACACTCCTTCTAAAAATAATTCTTTATCTGATAAATCAAGAGCAAAACCAACATTTGAACATTGATATTGCTCAGATATTTCGCTCAGTGTATTAATAAAATCAATAGGTAAATCGTTATTTAATTCTAAATCTGGGTCTGTTAAAATAAACTTTTGAGGTAATTGATCATATATATGTTTATTACATTGTTCGTTTATATGAGGTCCATTATTTTTGTTATGAATTATTTTAATATCTATATTTTTTAGATATTCAATAGTATCTCTATCGTTGCTATCATTGTTAAGTATTAATAGTTGTTGTTTTAAACCCCTTTTAATTAAAAAGTTTACCATATTTTCAACATATTTATGATTATTATAACAAATTATAACGATTGGAATTGACATTAATAACAATTTATATATAAATGAATAATAAAACAATTATTATTTTTGGAGGGTCTGGATCACTTGGTCATAAATTAATTGATAGATATCTACAATACAATAAAATTATAAATTATTCACGTGATGAAAATAAACATTGGTTAATGGATTTACATTACAAATCCACTAATTTATCTAATATAATAGGTGACATTCGCGATTTCAAAAAGGTTCAACAATCTATACTAAATGTTAATCCTCATATTATAATTGTTGCAGCTGCTCTGAAACATATCGATAGATGTGAATTTGAAACAAACGAATGTTTATTAACTAATATTACGGGTTTACAAAATGTATTAGATACAATTCAATTTAATCGTATATCTTTAACAAATTTAGAATCTGTTTGCTTTATATCAACTGATAAAGCGTGTAGTCCAGTTAATACATATGGAATGTCTAAAGGGATATGTGAAAATTTAATGGTTGAAAGATCAAAATATGATAAATTTGTCAAATATATAGTTGTTAGATATGGAAATGTTTTAAATTCTCGCGGATCAATTATTCCTATCTTGGAAAATAAGGGAGGTGATCCTAAATGTCAAAATTTTACATTGACACATTCTGATATGACAAGATTTATAATGTTGCTAGAAGAAGCAGTTGATTTAATTGAATATGCGATTTTTAATGGGTTTACTGGAGAAATTATCATTCCTAAATTAAAAGCACTATATATAAAAGATTTAATAGAAATTTATTCCAAAAAATATAACAAGCCGATTATTATTACTGGAATGCGATCAGGAGAAAAACTGTATGAAACTTTAATTAATGACATGCAATCTCTAAGAACAAACATAACTGAAAAATATTACCATATTCAGCCATCTTATGTGTCTCTTAAGAATTCAAAAACTTTTGAATATGATAGTAATCAAAATGTTTTAACTAAAACAGAGTTGGAAAATTATTTATTGTTAAATAGTAGTACTTTGACAAATTAAAAACCAATTAATTTTATTATTATAATAAAATGAAGATTCTTTTATTTGGATCAAATGGAATGTTAGGAAGTTATTTTTACAATTATTTAAAACAGTTTTATCAAATTGTCTGTATTACACGAAAAGAATTTGATGTCTTAAAGTCTAATATATTAGATTTAGATAAGATATTCAAAGAAAATAATTGTGATATTGTAATCAACTGTATAGGATTGATTCCACAAAGAAATAATCAATCAAATTACGAATATATTCGTGTCAATTCAGAATTTCCACATTTGTTAAATGGAGTATCCCAAAAATATAACTGTCATTTTATTCATATTACTACAGATTGCGTTTTTGATGGATCAAAAGGTAAATATATTGAAACTGATCACCATACAGAAAATGGTATATATGGACATTCTAAATCATTAGGTGAACCATTATCTGCAACAGTATTGAGAACATCAATTATAGGCGAAGAAGTTGAAAATAAAAAATCTTTACTTGAATGGGTTAAAAGCCAGAATGGAAATAGAATAAATGGTTTTGTTAATCATTATTGGAACGGAGTAACATGTTTACAATTGGCAAAAATTGTTCAACAAATTATTAGCCAAAATTTATATTGGCAAGGAGTTAGACATATTTTTTCACCAACATATGTATCTAAATTTGAACTTGTCAAAATGATATCAGACATTTATAAATTACAAATAGAAATAATACCTTTGGAAACAAAGGTATGTGATAAAACATTGTCATCAAAATATAATATCTTTGTTATTCCAGAATTATATGAACAAATTCAAGAATTATGTTTTTCTCCAATATGAGCAATAACCATCCCCAACAAGAATAATTGGATCATATATTTTTCTTGTATTACGAAAATCAATAACCGCAGTTCTTGCACCATGTAATGTCCAGTCATCAATAATAATAAATCCTCCGATAGACACTTTATCATAAAGTTGTTCTAAAACTTGTATAGTCGATGAATACATATCACCATCTAAACGAAGAACTGCTAATTTTTCAATAATTCCAAATATTTATCCATTTATAGTTTATTTTCATTTAATATATAAATGAAAATCTGTACAATTCTTGGAACACGCCCCGAAATTATTCGGCTTGCGTGTATAATTAAAAAACTTGATTTATACTTGGAACATATACTAGTTCATACTGGACAAAATTGGGATCCCAAATTAAATGATATTTTCTTTAAAGAACTAGAAATACGTGAACCAGACTATTATCTAAATATCGTTGGTAAAAATTTAGGGGAGTCTATGGGGAACATAATATCTAAAAGTTTCGATTTATTATCAGAAATTAAACCAGATGCTTTGTTGATTTTAGGTGATACAAATAGTGCGTTATCTGCAATTTCAGCCAAACGACTAAAAATACCTATTTTTCATATGGAAGCTGGTAATCGTTGTTTCGATCAAATTGTACCAGAAGAAATTAATCGCAAAATTGTTGATCATATTAGTGATATTAATTTACCATATACAGAACATTCCCGAAGAAATTTATTAAATGAAGGATTTAGACCAGATCATATTTTTGTAACCGGATCACCATTAACCGAAATCTATACGGTTTTTAACGATAAAATTAATCAATCTAATATTTTATCAGACTTGAAAATAAATTCAAAACAATATATATTATGGAGTACACATAGAGAAGAAAATTTAGATATAGAATCTAATTGGTCACGAGTAATTGAATGTATACATAAAGTTTCAGAACTATATTCTGACTTTATGATTATAATGTCAACACACCCTAGAACTCTCAAGAAAATTAATCAAAATACATTTCCGTCAAATGTAAAAATTTGCCAACCATTTGGGTTATTTGATTTTATTCAATTGCAAAAAAATGCATACTGCGTAATTTCAGATTCTGGAACAATCAATGAAGAAGCTGCAATATTAAAAATTCCAGCAATAAATTTTAGATTGTGCACAGAGCGTCCAGAAGTTATTGATATGGGCAATATAATTTTGAGTGGGCTTGATTTCAAAAATTTATTAAATGCAATTAAACTAACAACTAGCCTTGAAAATTTAAATTGTCCCAAAGAGTATCAAGATGTATTAGTTTCTGATAAAATTTTAAAAATCATATTATCATATACACATGTTATTAACTCTGTTATTTGGAAAAAAAATTAAGCTTTACATTTTTGATTAAATAATGTTTGATTTATACTCATTAAATGAGGATCATATGAAAAATTACATCTCTCGTGCCACTGATGTATACCTAATAAATGAGTGTTTTCATTAATGACATTTATTATTGTTAATTGTAATAGATTTTTTATTCTAAAAATGAATTCATCATCATCATAACATGTTCCAGCTGCAAATTCAATGTCAAACCCATTTAATTTTCCAAGATTTTCAGATGTTATTGCAGTTAAAAAATGATAATTTGCATTACGTGCATGTATATGCTGGTACCATTGATATCCTCTACTTATTTTATTATACTCTAAATTAGTTTTATAAAAAATGTGATTTTCCTCTAAGGATGGTATCGCGCATACATCATAGACAAGATAACTTTGATTTGATACGTTTTCAATTGCGTATTTAATAACATCTCCACAATGGCAAACTTCCGCATTTTGAATAATTACAATATGACTTGTTACTTCTTGAAACCCGATGTTATAATTGACACATGGATTGATCCATGTTTTTTTACTATTATCAATTTTAATATAAATAATTTTAAACGTAAATTCGTTAAAATTGTTACTTGTTAGATAACCTTTGGTTGAATCATCTACAATAATAACCTCAATATCTTTATATATCGAATTTTTAAAAGAATTTAGAGTATATAAAGTTTGTTCTTGACGATTATGTGTTGTCATAACAATGGTAACGGCTGGTTTTAAATTATTATTATATATTTCATATTCTACAAATTCAAATCCCTTTGTTTTTATATTTTTTGATAATTGGTATCCAGACATTTTAATAATAAATAATATTAAATGCAATTATTGTATTATAAATGCAACAACTTGAAAACAAAGATTCAGATAGTTTTGATATTTGTAGAATAAATACTCCTATAGAAGACTTGGACAATATTTGTCGCTATATTTCATATGCTAGAGGGTATAATTCACACGGTTTTGTCAAATATTACATTTCTAAAAATCTAGTGGATAGTCCAAATACTAAACTTTTTATATTAGATAAAAAAGAGTATAATAAAAATATTACAAATTTGCCAGAAATTCATGCCATCAATTTAGAAAGACGACAAGATCGTAAATATAAAATGATGACATCTGCATCTGGTGTTCCTTTAACTTTTTTCAAAGCAATAGATGGAAGGAAATTAACAATGACACCAGAAATTGAACAATTATTTAAAGGTAACGATTTTGCTTTTCGTAAAGGTGTAATTGGAGCAGCTCTATCTCATTATACTTTATGGAAACAATTTGTTAATTCTGATAAACAAGAAATTCTAATAATTGAAGATGATGTTGAATTCGCATCAGATTTTATGTCTAAATATTCATATGCATATGATCAAATACAAAATATTAAAGATTGGGATATTTTATATTTGGGATGGTCGTTATTTGAAAGTCAAAAACGTGGAATGGAAAATGACTTGTGGAATAATGATTATCCAGATGTTGTCCCTTTTGATAATAAAAAATTTTATGGAGCAGGATTTTTTGGTTATTTATTATCAAAAAGAGGAGCACAAAAACTATTAAATCATATTTCTATAAAAGGTATAACTCGAGCTATTGATTGCATTCCTTTACAAATTCCTACTTTGAATAAATATTTTATGTTTCCACATATTATTAAAACACCTGTATATGAAGTAAATTCAAATGTTGATACTGATATTCACAATGATCATTCAACACTTTTGCTTAAATGAAATATTTATTTAAATGAACAACTATAGATATTCAAAAACTTGGTTTATAAATTCAGACATACATAAAAAACTTGCCAATTTCCTAGACAATTCTAAAGAAAATAGAATTTTAGAAATCGGCTGTTTTGAAGGACTATCTAGTGTTTTTTTCGCAGATAATTTTCTTGGACAACCAACTTCTACTCTAACATGTGTCGATCCATTTCTAACTATAGAAAATAACGACCATAGTCAATTTTTAACAAACAATGAAGAAAATAATTTCGATTATAATATTTCTATTTCTAAAAATGCAGATAAAATAACTGTACATAAAGTTACTTCAGATACATTTTTTGAAACTAATACAAAGACTTTCAACTTTATTTATATTGATGGTTGTCATGAACCAGCTTTTATAATAAGAGATATGCAAAATTCATTTCGAAATTTAGAAAAAGGTGGTATCATGTGGATGGATGATTATGGTGGAGGAGATGGAATTCAAATACGTAATACTATGGATTTGTTTTTAAGAACATATATTGATCAATATGATCTAATTCACATTGGTTATCAATTGGCAATCAAAAAACGCTAAAATTTTCATTAAACAAATTAATGAAATTTCATACAGCCATCGGAGCTTTAATCACACCAGCAGGTTCATAACCTAACAATTCAAAATCGTCGATTTTGTATTCGTCGATATTTTCTCTAAGTTTCATAACCAAAGTAGGCTGACCCTTTACTTCTCTAGACAATTGTACCTTCATTTGCTCAACGTGATTTTTATAGATATGAGCATCGCCAATATGATGATGAAACCAGCCCGTTTTTAATCCGGTAATTTGAGCAATCATATGTGTCAACACTGAATATGAAAAAACATTAATCTGCGCTCCTAAAAACATATCTGCCGATCGTTGATACAATATACAAGACAATTCTCCTTCTGAAACATAAAACTGAAAAAATGAATGACATGGAGGCAAGACTCCCCGAGACAAATCCTGAGGAATATAAGCCGAAACAACCAATCTACGAGAAGTAGGATTAGTCTTTATTTCCTCAATAACATTTGCCAATTGATCGACGCCACCTTGCCCATGCCCATCACCTTCTTGTCTTAACATTCCAGGAACATATTTAGCACCAGCCTTGCGCCATTGCCATCCGTACATGTTGCCGAGTTCGCCTACTTTATAGTCCTTTAGACCTAGCTTATCTAAAAACTCTCGAGATGTATTTCCTACCCACCAATTTATTCCTTGTTCTTCTAGTTCCTTGGAATCGGTACTGCCAGATATAAACCATAGTAATTCTTTAATGGCAGATTTCCATGCGACTTTTTTAGTTGTAAAACATGGGACTTGGCCGTTTCTTAGATCGTATTTGACAACTTGTGGAGAAAACATGGAATATGTGCCAACTCCTGTACGATCATCTCTAGAAGGTTGGTTTAAGATTTCTTGACAAATATTTAAAAATCCTTGTTCTCCCATTTTATTTTATATTTTATTTATATTAAAAATTTCAAATTTATTATATTTTGTTAGAGACCATGGTGCAATAAACCAATTATTTATAAACGATTTAGCTGGTTTAGAACCATATAACCAATAACCATTTGAACTGTAAAACTTATTGACTTGGTTATTGCAACTACATGAATTACAATTGTTCGCACAAACGTTTCCTATAAAATCTTTTGTACATGTAGACGTCTGAGTTGACCACGAAGGAAAGTAGCTATTAGATGTACCTCCATCAATTGTGTAGCCGCTTAAACATTTAGTAGAATTATCGCCGGCTTTATAGTTATGATCAAACCCAGGATTTGCACCAGGATCGTTTAATTGTGCGCTTGTAGCAAATTTAGCGTTTAAAACACTAGTTAAATTATCTACATCTATTTGAGAAAAGGGAATTGCACCTTGTTGAGGCGGAACTTGTTTATAAATAAGATAAATTTGTGGCTGATTTAGCCAATAAAAGTTGTAAAATAGCCATAATCCTAATATTATTAGCAAACAGACAGAAACGGAAATTAAAAAAGGCGTCATTTATAAATAAAAATTATTTTTTATTTCCATTAATAAATGAAAACATATTGTGTAACATGTCATAAAAAAACTGACAATAAAAATGCAAAAGTAGTCAAAACATCAAATGGCCATCGCAGAATGAAAAGCATCTGTACCGTATGCGGCAACAAAAAATCCATCTTTGTAGCGGAAACTTGCCCACTTTAAAAAAACTATATTTTATTTTAAAAATATACCTTGTTAACAAGAGTCGAAAATACAACCTGAACAATCTTTCCAATATCCGTGCTTACCATTAGTTACGATTCCTCCTGCGGCTATACATGCTGGTCCATCTTTTACATAACACCATTTAGAACCAGACAAATCCCAATCTCCGCATTTACCTGTAATACCAACCTCTGAACAATTACATGGATTATCGCAAATCGCTCCATCACATTTAGTATTAGGAGGACATTCGGAATCTGATTTACATGGGCATGGATTATTAACACATGATCCTGATTTACTACAATCACCAACTGGCCATCTACCCTTATCACACGTTCCACATATCTGACCGGCTGGATCAGATGGATCAGTTACCCAACCATCACTACATTTAGGACATGTATTCAAATTACAACCTGGTCCTTGACAGTTTGAAGCGTTGCATTCAATACAAGTTCCATTTTTACATATTTGATTATTTGGGCATGGAACTTCATCCGAACATGTTTTTTCGCAGTTATTACCAAAATAGGGAGCAGGACATTCACATACGCCAGTTGCTGCATTATTTATTTTTTTGCAGGAACCACCGTTTTTACAGTCTGAATCAGACTGGCAAGTTGTACAACTAGGTGATAAACATGATGTACAACCAACGTTGACAACATTTTGTGTTCCTGGCTGACATGTAATCGACGCTTGTGTAGGATTGTAAGTTGATTTAAAAAATAAAAAAGATATAACGCCTATTAAAAATATAATAGGGATTATAAATAAATAAATCCAGTCCATTTATATTATTTTTTTTTATTTTTTAGAATAAAATGGGACTATCATATTCTAAAAATGTCGCTGAAGCAACAGTGGACGCTTTAACAAGTGTAGGAACAGCTATTATTGCAAATACGACTGTTGAATCTTCTCAAACACAAGGCGTTATTATAACCGGTAGTGGAGATGCGGGGGTCAGAGTGGGAAGCATAACACAAAAACAAGATTTAACTTTACATGTTTCAGAATTAATGAAAGCAATGTCAACAACTACTGCCCAACAAGCTTTAGTACAAAGCATGAATCAGATGGCCAAAAGTTTAACAAGTGGCATAAATCTAGCGCAAGCATCAGCAGCTCAAAATGACATGAAGGAAGCAATGAGATCTACAATGGAAATTTCAACAAAAATTGCAAATATTTGTTCTACTGGAGGTAATCAAACTCAAACTCTAACAATATCTGGAAATGTCCAAGCAGGTAATATTGACCAAGAAGAGGTGTCATCAGTCTTTGCAACTTGTGCTACAAATGCTATTGCCAACACATCTACAATACAGACATTACAACAAAAATTAACACAAAGTGCATCTGCTACTTCGTCTGGTATTAGTGAATGGGCAATTGTTGCAATTGTTGCAATCGTCGTTTTAGGCATTGCAATACCCGTTGCTTTGGAAGGTAAAGTAATCGTTAAATATGCATATATATTTTTTATTCTTGCTGGTCTGATTATGATTGCTGTGTATTTTGCATATCAACCAGGACCAACTATACTTTTAACTAAATATTCGTTAGGTCTTGATACCTCATCAGGATGCGGTCCGTCTGGCCCGGTTGTCAGCACAGCATATAAATCTCCTTTTGATGCTGGTGATGCATGTTTAGCAAATAAAGATTATGTTGCATTTGATTGGAAAGGATTTGATTTATCAACCAATGATGGAAATCAAGGTGCTCCATTAGTTCCTCCTCAAACTACATTTTATACTTCCATGTTGGATCCAAAGTGTACTATAGTAACAGATCCACTTATTAATTTATTTAGAAGACCTATTTTTAATTCTGGTGCAGTTGGTAACTCTGTTCCCCCTAATGCGGCAGGTGATAAAGAGGGAGATTATTATTTAAATACTTCAAATTGGCAAGGATATAAATATGTGGATGGCCAAGGATGGGACGCTGATAAAGTTTGGCCAGTTCCTAGTAAATATAATAGCTATATATTTAATTTTGGTCAAGCTCCTGCTTCAACTTCTACTGCAAACACAATTTGGGCAGATATCTCAAATCCCAAGGTGATCTCAGTATATGTTCCAAGTGCAACAACTTCTGGATGGGACTTATTAGCCACTGTTGACGGACCTGGTTATGCAATTATTCAAACATTAGACGCAAATACAAGCGGAATTAAAGTACCAAAGACGTCAACTTTATGGTTGTTATATGTTGGTGGCGCTTTTATAGGCATGGGTCTTGTAACAATGGTCATTTCGTTAGCATATAATCCTTCTGCTAAAAATAATTCAAATGTTGCACTGGCAACTAAAAAATAAAATAAAATTTATATTTTTTAATATAAAAATGACACAAGTTGTAACAAAATATAATAGTTGGGTTCAAGATCCTAATAGCCCAGATCAACTTAAATCGGATGTCCAATGCCCGCATAATTCAGACTGTGTTAATGTATGTCCACTGCAATTTCCAGGATATGCAACAGGAGTAGAAGATACTAGTGGTTCATTGTATAATTACGTAGATTGTTTAGGTTTATCCAACGCAACTTGTCAAATAGGTGATCTAAATGCCGTTTCAAAGAGTTGGGATAGCTATAATATAAATCAACCAGCTGGAATTATACCTCAAGGCAACGACTTGGTTACACAAGAATGTGTATATAATCTATCTGATTTTAATACATATAGTCGAATTGTTGCATTTAGAAACAAATTTCCTAAAGATGATGCAAATTATAATAGAATGATGGTTCAATTTTGCGCTTCACCAAGTTCAGATTGCAGCACATTAGAATCAAAATGCTCAAATTTAAAAGATACTGGTGCAGCCGGCGTTTTGTGCAGAACTTGGTGGGCAAGTGCATCAGATGGAGATAAAGCTGCAGTTGGTGCGAATTATTGTGCTGCAAATAATACAAAAGAGTGTGCATGTATAAATAGATCAGAAAATATGGTCTATCAGGCATTAGTTAAATCATCACAAGCTAACGATTGTTGCTGGTGGCTTCCTTGCAAAAATCCAGATGAGTTTTTTGTGCCCTCTATTCCATGTGTTACATGTCCTACAAATGTTTGCGAAGCTGTCGTAGAAGCATTTGATAGTAATAATTTTAATGCTAAAACTATAGGGCAAGACATTGATTGTCCTGGAATACAAGAAAATAGTACTCCAGTTGTTAATATCGATTGGATTTTTCCAGTTATTATCGCTATTCTTGTAGTCGTTATTGTAATTTTAGTTCCTCCATTTCGTTTATTTGTTGCTGCTCATATTTTAATTACTATATTATTTATAGTTTTAATATTTGGTAGCATTGGTGCATATTTTATTATATTCAAGCCATCTAGTTCAACATAATTAACATTTGTTTGTTGTTGGATCACAAAATGGCGTTCCATTATAGATATCTTCGAACAAATCAATATTCGATGTATTATTTGTTCCACAAGGTGTCCAATTTGCTTGATTAAATGATGGAGAAACCCATGCAGATGGTATGATACATTGTGGATATTTACAACCATTTGAAGCTTGACAATATTGCCCATTATTTGAAAGTCCACCAGCAAATGCTTGACTACACACTTGATTTAAATCTGATGGCAAATTAGAACCATAACAAGAATTTAACGACACTACAACATTATTGACACGTTTTTTACTACAATCTCCGATAGGACCTCTATTTTGATCACAAATTGTACAGTTTGTACTTGAATTTGGAGGAGTTATCCATCCATCTACGCATTTGCACTTGTCAAGCATACAATTTGGTAATTTGCAATTATCAGGCGTAAAGGTACATGCAGGGTCAGGTTTAGGTTTTATTTTGATTAGAATAACTAAAATTATCCCACCAATTATTAAACTTGAAATTATAACACCAAATAATAATGGAGTATTCATTTATATTAAAAAATATAAAAATTCTTTAAAGATTACGTATTCTTTAAAATATAAATGGAAATGTATTATTTTACAAATTTATCACATCCAGTAGCATGTCTCAATGTATAAATACTTTTCTTTTTCCAATCTGTTCCCACTGCTTTTGAGCACATTACATAAATATCGCCATCGTTCAATTCAACCATTATTCTTTCTCCATATGGAGAACCATCTTTATACCACTGATAATGTAGTGGAGAAGATTCGCCCATTCGGATTGCAATCACTTTTGTTCGTTCACTATCTCCATGAAAACCAATACCGCATTTAGTTACATTATAATAATAATTTCCTTCAGCTACTAAATTATCTGCTTTTTCGCCAAAATATTTTGGCAATCGTTTACGGATTCTATTTAGAATAGGAACGTCTTCAAATGCAATAATCGTACCTTTACCCTCTTCGTAATTTGGATCCTGTGAATCGTCGCCAAATACCAAATTATGTCTGGCATGCTTATTGACAACTCGCCCATACATTTTAGCTTTCTTATCCCAATCTAAATCAGTTAATTGTTTAAATAGATCTTTAGTTGTAAGTTGCGAAAGACCATTTCTAATTACAAGAATATATGCTTCTGGAGATTCATCTTGTTGTAATTGAATAATCTCTGTATTTTCAAAGTTTTTTGCTGCATTCTTTAAATCTTTATAGGAGAACCCTATTGTCTTTTGACCCAACTTTTGCATACCGACATGATTTTCTGCACAATCTCCAAAAGTTATCGTAATCATTTTTAGGATTCAAAATTTTAATTTTAAAATTCAATTTTACCATCTCAAACGTTGATACAACAAATTTATTTTATTTCGTAGGACATCCTGTTTCAATACAGAAAATGTAAGAATAACACCTCCCAAAAGTTCCCTAGTCTGTCCATGATGATACCCTTGAACGCCATCCAAGGGAAATGGTATAGACATTACCAATACCTGCAACAAATAAACCGCGATACCCACAAGGAATACATGAAAAAGAATTTCTGTCATCAATCGACAAGTCGATTTGGAATCTTCGTATTGTTCATCATATTTACCATAAAAATTATCAAATACAGCAGAAGTCAATACACCCAATGTAAAATAAATACAAGTTAAAAAACCAATATCGATGATTTTTATTATATATGGCACATATTTCATTTATTACAAAATAAAATTTTTATAAGTTAAAAAACTCAAAGATTTTTAAACTTTACTATTAAATGTCACACGCTGTAATACATCCCGTAAATAAAACAGCACATACAGGAATTAATCAATTTCATGTTGCATCGCAAGTATTTGATCCTAATATTTGCACTTATGATATTGTTGGTGCTGGACCAAATCAAACCATTAAAAAACAAGTTTGTTGGAATGGAAGATGCCCAGTAAAAAATCAAGATAATACATTCCAACCATGTCCAGCCAAACCATCTCCACCACCTCTACCTGGTTGTGATCCAAATGGTATGTGTCCAAATGGAGGTTGTCCATCAAAACCAGATGGAATGTATATAACATGTACAAATAGGGACGGCTCTAAATATTGTCCTGATCAGTACAATTCATCTCTATGTAATGGTATATGTCAATTTAGTAGGGCGCCTTGCTTTTCAAGTATTGGAAATTAAAATTCCTAATCCATAAATTTTCCGTTGAGAAAAAAATTGAAAATTAAAAAGAATTTAAAAAATAATAAAAACACAATGTCTGATCTCAAGACAGTAAAGCCAGCGCCACTTCAGATTAAGCAACTTGACAAACAAGAACAAAAAGAATATATGAAGCGCGTTAAATCGGGAGAAACACCTTTTGTACTTTCAAATGCTGCGATTCGAATGTCGTCGTTTATTAGTTGCGTAAACCATGGCGATGAAATTATTTTAAACACAAAACTTGAAAAACTTTGTGTTTTTCGCGGTCAACACAAACAAGTTTCACGCATGTTTGATGATATTCCAAGTTACTAGAAGCAATCGAATCTGAAGATTACGAATCTATGCGTATCTTGCAAAAATACATTAAAAAGAATAACATGTATAATTGAAAAATTTAATTTATATTAAAAAATATAAAAATGTTTACAATTGCAATTCAAGAAGATGAGGAATGGAAATTGACAAGGGTAGAGGATGAACAAATGATGCAAAATGGAAAAATTGGTTCGTTTAAAAAACGCGATTGCTTTTACATTTTTATTTCTGATGATTCTGAATATATGGCAGTTGCGTTATGTTCAAATGGAAAATTTGAAAACATGACCAATACAAGCCTATATTTATTCAATAGTATCTACTCGTAAAAATTGAAAAATTTAATTTATATTAAAAAATATAAAAATGTTGAAACAATATCGTGAAAAAGAAATGGAACGTTATCTAGCCAACTGGACAACTCCATTTGAACCAGTAGAAATCTATGCAATTCATGGAAACACTTCGTCACAGCATTTCGAAACTGCTCTTTGTATTTGCAAAGTTGGCAGCAAGAAATTTACAAACTGGAAAAAAGTTGCCAAATACTTGTACAAACATCAAGAGTTTTATGGATGTTATGAAGATTTGACTGGCAAGTTAACTAATAGTAAACTTATTAACATGTTTGAAAAGATTGTTGATCCAGAAAATATGGATCCGGTTACATTTGTTTATGGTGATAATCATCTTATTCAGTGGTTCAAAATTGTACGCGGAATTACAAACTAATTTTCCTATAAAAAATAGGAAAAATTTAAAGAGTTATATACAAGATACCGTAAATTCCAAATTTAAACAATAACCAACTTGCCTTGAGAACAATTTTCCCACCAAGAAATAATAAAGTTGTGTACATTTATATACTACGATTTAATTTTACATCAAAAAATTGCGTAAAAATTAATAATATTGTCAATGATATGCCAGCAGAAATTAACAATTCAGTATTTGAAGTTACACTCCCATAAATCCAATTTAAAAGACGGTTAAATAAATTTGACCAAGTTGTCGTAAAGAACGCTATTGAAATTAGGACCATAGCCCAAAAAATATCCTCAGTCAAATTGTGTGATTTATTTTTGCATTCATCAGTATTTTTAAATTCATCCAAAGAACATACATCTGTTGTTTTCATTTATAATTACTCGTAAAAAATCCAAGCAATTATTTCTTTTTTCTTATAAATGTGTGAAGATTATGAAAAAACACTAGTTTTATTAAAAGACACAATATTATATAGCGGTAATACAACAGACAAAAAAGAACTGACATTTAATGACATATTTAGATATATTGGTCAACGAAAAAATTCATATCAAGGAAAAACATTTGTTTTATACGCCAGCAGAAACTATAACGTCGCATGGGCATATGCATCCAGTTGTTTAACAACTGGTTACGTTCATAAATTTCAATTGACAAAAGATATTACCTTGTTACAAGGTAATGATTTTGAAGACGCTGAAGAGGTTGAAAAATGTGTGTGTGACAAAGGTTATGATGGCTATATAGTTGTTTATTCAGAAACACAAGATGAATTTGCATTTTGTAACTCTGAAAACTATTTAAAATACGTATCTAGTATCAAATGTTTAGGCAAGCAACAATTTCAAGAGGTTGAATTGACAGATATAGTCACTGCTCAAGACTTGTATAATCTTGAACAGGTTGTTGACAATTAGGACAATCAAATAAATAATCGTAGCATTTGGATTCGTCATAATAATAATCGAGACACTCTCCGCACATTTCGCAGCTACATGTCAATTTAAAAACAGTGCCACATGTTTCACTGCAATGAGGACAAGTGTTGACAATAGGTCGCATGCTGGCAATTTCATCAGGAGTAAAATAGAAGTTAAGAAGCTCCATCTTGTAATTTCCAAGTTTTTAATTTTAAAATTCAATTTTATAAAAATAAAAAAAATTGAAAATGTAATTAAACAAAATTAATAAATAAAATGTCAGGAAAAGCGTTCGTAGTTGCGGCTAAGGACTTTGACCCCAAGAAAGTAAAATTTGGAAAAGTAGAAACTAAAAAGGAAATTGCAAATGCAAAGTATTCACGAGTTGCTATCGGCTACGAAGGTATGCCCGATTCGCATATTACTTGTGTCCCCAAGGGAGGTGCAAAACGTCGTGATGTTAAACAGTGTTTACACGTACTATTACGTGGAGACCATGATCCGACAACTGGTCGTTATCAAGGACTATATTCTACTGGAGTATTTGAAACTTTTGTTTATCAAAAGCCGCGTACTCCCGAATTCTTGTCTGGTTATCAGCTACAAACTTGTCTTGTAGCAAAAGACAATCTTGAGAATCCAACCGAAGGTGAACAACAAGTTTTAAACGTATTTGAAGGTCTCGTTAAAATGGTTCGTAAATGGGTTGTTGCAAACAAAGAATCGCTACCACACTCTTTCAAGTCTCTTTCTGACGATCAACTGAAAGCGTGCGTTCAGCCTTTACATCAGCCTTCCATTACTAAAGAAGGAACAACATATGGACCGAGTTTCTTTTGCAAGATTGGTTATTGGAAAGCAAACGAATACAAGGGCAAACAATTTCCGGAACGCTTTACCACGCCATTCAAGGGTCCTGGTAATGTTCCACTAAATCCCAAGAATTTAGTCAAGACATCTGGTCGCGTTGTCATTGCATTTCGTATTAATCATCTTACATTTATCACTGGAGAATCTGAAGAGGATATGAAAATCAAGTTTGACGCAGAATTAGCAGATGTTAATTTCACACCAGTCAAACGTGAAATTGATGACTATTGTGGTCCAAATGATGACGATAACGATGAAGGCATGTGTGGTACCAACACAGATACTTATAGCGATATTGATCACACTAAAACTTACGGAGACAAAGTTAGCAGCAAGTATGGACAGGAAGAGGAACAAGAGGAAGAAGAGGAAGTTGTTCAAGTCAAGCCAAAGAAAAAGAAGAGCAAGGAATAAAAATTCATATTAATAAATATGAATACTTTTTAAAAATCAAACTGTTTTAATTCTGTATCATAATTTGCTTCAATAGAAATATGATCTTCCAGTTCATAAAAGTTTATTGATGCAGATAAAACGCCCAACTCTTCTTTGTTTGACCATCTTTTTGCTTTTACTCTTTTACCAGAAATCCAAAATTCTAAAACCATTTCTTCTCTTGTCATTGTCATTGTAATTGTTAAATCATCTTTCCATTTAGCGACTATAATTTTATCAGACAATTTAAACCCACATACGTTTTTAGATAGAATAAACGTATTAGGGGATTTATGATCAATTAACGAGTACTTTAATAATCCCGGGCATTTAATAAATTTTTCCATAGCATTTATTATAAATATTTTATATAAGATGAAAATTTATGACAATTATATTACATTTTTTGTAGACGAAATAAAAATAACTCTGCATAAACAACTATTAAGTAAAAAGTTTTTTAAAGATATGTACAATTCTATAGTTGAAAAATACGATGCTACATTTACTTTCAAAACAAATAGCATTCCAACAGCTGTTGTTACAATAACCGATGGCAAAATACTTGTAGAATCAGGGATATTGAGTTTTCAAGTTGTCAATGTTGAAAATTTTCTAAGAAATATAGAAGAAATTATAAATACAAGTCGATAGTTTCCTATTTTTATAGGAAAAATGTTTTTAAAAAATTGTTGCGTTTTTGTCAAAGACATCGTCAATAAATTGTTCCAAATCTTTTTGAGATAATTCCGCAATATAGTCTACAAATCCTTCATAAACTTGTTGACGAGATTTGGCCATATTTGTTCTATCGATTTTTACCTTGAAGTAGTTTTTGTAAATGTGATCTCGTTTGTCCTTGTCAAATTTACTAATTTTACGCAAAACACCCTTGTACAACAAAAGCCGATTGTCAACTTGATCGTCGTCGGTCAAGTTGTACATATCAATGTTTGCCTTTCGATTACCACTATAATCCATTTTTTCTTCAAAAATTTCGTCACCCAAGTTGTTCAAATCCGTATCAAGAAATTTATCCAAATATTCCCGGTCACTTGTCAACACCTCGGCAAGAAAATGCAACTTTGATTCGTCATTCATATAATCAACATAGTTTGAAAACAAATCCCTTTCCATCTTGGTCAATTTAAAATGTTTAACAATCTTTTCAACATTGGCAT